TGAGTCGATTGGGATTTACGCGGCTCCGGTACGACGCTGCGTAGGTCGGCTGTGTGTCCATCCCCGATATCGTGTCCAGCGCCTTGCGGAAGTCCTTGAACCCGCGCTGCGACTTGAGCCATGCGAGTCCGTCGCCGGTGGCGTCGTCGAGCCAGCCGATGCGGTCGGATTCAGGGACGGCCTGCGGCGGAAGTTGCCATGACTTGAAGGAGAGCTTTTCAGCCATCTAGAAATTCACCTTGTCAAGGTTGACCATTTCCTTGTCCGCTTCTCGGTCACCGAGGTCATTCTCGCGCGCGTGCAGGTACCACTGCGCTTCCATGAATCGCTGACGGTACAGCTCCCGCTTCCGTTCGTCCCGTAGCTGGACATACAGTCGCAGAAACTCCCGCTCGTACTCAGTCGTCGCGCTCGAACTTATACGTTGGTAGATCCTGTCCCGTATCTCCTGCTCGCGCTGCTTCGTCAGCGCCATGTCGTAGCGCATCTCGCGCTGCGCGGCATCGGCTTCCTGTCGCCGGAGGATGTCGACTACCTTGTCGATGGAGATGAGCGTGTCGACCTCTTCGCGAATGGCACCGTCGGGGGTAGGACAGTCGGTGAAGGGGGCGAGAGTCAGATGACCGTTCGGGTAACGAAAGTACACGAGTGGCGCTACGGTTCCAGGCTTGCGCATAGTATTAGCGGTACCTTTCCATCTGGTCCATTTCATACGCTAAATCGTCGACGGTTGCAATCTCTGTTTGTCGGAGGTCGCGCGGGGAGAACACGTTGCTGGGACGGCTGGGCTGGAGGTTCAGGGGCGGCAGGACCGACGGGTTCACTGGACGCTTCTTCGACCGTCCCGCCATCGCTTCAAGGTCATGCGGGCAGAAGCACGCCATCGCCGCGGCGAAGACACGGTCGTCATGCTTGCCCTCTTCGTGCTCCAACTTAGGACGACCGGTCGCCGTCACCTTGGCCTCGAAGGTCTTCATCTCCTCAAGTAGCCACGGAGAGTTGACCGTCAGCCAGAGATTCCGGGCGCAGTTGACGAAGTAGGTCGTCAGGATCTGGCGGGACCAGGTGTTGGTGAACCATCCGCGCTTGCGGGCCATCTTCTTCGACCGTTGCGGGTTCTTGTCGTCGTAGCGACTCATCATGTGGAAGTTGGAGTAGCCCATCTTGGCCATCTGGAGCTGGGCCACGTCGCCGACCGACGCTAATTGTTCGATGGAGACGTAGGGTTCCTTCCAGCGGGTGGCTAGAGGATCCATATAGGTCTTGTAGTAGGCGGCGATGGCGAGGACGAAGGCGAAGGCTTCGACGTGGTTGACGTAGGCACTCGCAAACTCTGCCACCTGTGTATCCGGGTCGTCGTCGCTGCGACCGATGGCCCAGACGCTGATTGCGGTCGAGTCCTCACCCTGACCCGCTGCTGTGTCGACGCCGATACTGTACCGGACACCAGGCTGTGGATGCGCCCAGATGAATAGGATCCCGGTCGCCGTCCCTGGGTCCTTCACATTCGGCTGGATCTGACGTTCGAGGAGCGGGACCAGCTCCCACCTGTAGGACTCTTCGCGGATATTGGTATAGCGGACAGGGATACGTTCGCGGGCGTAGTCGATATACTCCGAGGGCGGCTCGTGGTCTGCTTCGATCGACTGTCCGACGATGCAGAACATGTCCACTACCTTCTCGCGCCTAGATTCGATCTCTTGGATGACCTGATGACCAAACACTGACGTTATCGACCGTTGCAGCGCTTCTTCATCGTCGGCGCACATCTCTTGGTACCACTTACCGGTTGTCCCGCCGCGCTTGGCTTCTTCGTGGCCGAACTCCCAGAACCATTGTTGCTCGATCGGCATTCGCCAGGTCGGGCCGAGGTAGACGTTGCGTCGGCGCTGGTCCTCCAACAGGTGCTTCTTCAACGCAGGCGTAGATTCGACGTAGAGTTCGCACTTGGCGACGTGCTGGCGGGTGTCTTGGTTGGGCCGCCAGTCCGAAGGCATCGGGAAGTCGTAGTCAATCCATTGCCGCTTCGGGTACATTTCGACCCCGCAGAACCACGGGAGGAATAGCGGGCAGTGTCGGGCAGCGCGCTTCGCCCAGAAGTCCCGAGAGGAGCGCCAGCGATCAGGCCACCAGCCCTTGTCACCTTCGCCGGAGGATTCAAGTGCGCCGAAGACGTTCGGGGAGGCGTGGACGGCGCGGAGGAGGGAGGATTCGATCTGGTTCTCCGCGTCGGTGTAGGTCGCGACCTCGCTGAGATGGTAGATCGTGGGCGTGGTGCCGCGCGCGATTCCCGACATCTGCGCACCGTGCTGGAACGATACCGAGGTCTGAGAGTGACCGAAGGCGAGGAGTCCGCGGTCGGACTCCACCTTGCGGGTATGTTGAGGACGGAGCCATATAGGGAGGTAGGAGTAGAGGAGGAATATCATCCGCGCCATCTCGGCGGTCTTGGTCTGGTCGGCGGAGCCGATGACGGCGTTGACACCGTAGCCGAAGATGATCCGGAGTCCGATGAGGAGTTCGACGAGGGTGGACATGCCGAGCTGGCGCGCCTTGAGGATGATGAACTCTAGGGTGCGACCGGACGCCTCCAGGTCCGAGATGATGTCGAAGAAGATCCGCTGCGGGACCCGGAAGTCGAACCGATGGATGAAGTTGTCGTCGTCCTTGAGGTAGCAGTAGCGGGTCAGGGCGTAGCGAGCGTCGCAGCTGACCAGTAATTGCTCGTTCAGGATCCAGTCATGCTCGAACTGCGTCAACTGTTGGGTGCCGGACGGTGCACCGTTCTGGTCGAGCGTGTACATGTTGTGGCGCTTGAGATGGTCCTCGAAGGCTTCGACGTCCGCGATGGAGTGATACTCAAGGGTGATCCCGAACTCTCGTTGGGCTTCGTCGATGCGCTGGGCGACGCGGGAGGGGGCATACACGGGTCAGTCCTCTTCCACAAGCACGGCATCCTCGACACGCTGCTGCGTCATGGACGGTCCCACAGGTAAGGACTCCGCCGTCGCAGGGAGCGCTCCCTTCACCGAATGGAGTCGCTCTGACAACCGTCGCACAGTCTGCTCGGGGGCCGGCGCGGGGACGACGATAGCCTGCTGGACCGGCGCCGAGGTAGCGGATGCGTTCGTGTTGACCTGGATGACGGTCTTGCTACCTTTGGGCATCGGCATCAGCCCCGAGACCTGCATGTGGAGGCGGCGGTCCTTGTGGCCATTGGTCACGTCACGCGCTGCCTCAATCGTTGTCTGGACTACCTCTGGCTGCGACGCGCTCAGTTTGACCGCTGCATTCAGTGCGTTCAGGCGCGCGATGGAGTTGACGATGGAGTCGAGGATGGAGGATGGCTCGACTCCGGCCGCGACGCAGAACGCTTCCAAGGGGAGGATGTCCCGGACCTGCTTCCACGCTGCGTGGTAGACCTTCAGGAGAGCGCGCGCGTCCGGGTCGCCTGATGCGTTCAGGTAATAGTAAGGGTCGACGGGAAGGGACCGTTCAGCCAGCCCTGAGAGGATGTCCGAGAGGAGCGGGGTGATCTGCGGGACCGACAGGTAGGAGTTGTAGACGATGCCAAGCTTCTTGCAGGCCAGCCGTTTCGTTATCATGTCAGTCGTCTAGCTCAATCCCGTCCCTATCCGCTTCCATGTGCCGCAGCCATTGCTTGGTGACCTCATCCGGGTCCATCAGACCCACTTCGGCCTTCTTGACTAGAGGGCGCGGATGCTGCGCGTCCGCTTCAGCCAACTTGACGAGTCGGTCGAGTGAGTCGGCTTGGCGCTCGACTGCGAGTGTAAGCCGTCGCAGCCAGAAGAATGTCTTCGCTTCATCCAAGAGGCGCATGAGGGTCGCGCTCCTGACGGACGCGGTACGAGTCGAGAGCGGCGGGGCGCATCGACTCTACCCGCTGCGCCACCACCTTGTTGTTCCTTCGGCGTGACACGAGATGGAGTCCAGCGCGGAGCGCGTAGAGGAGACCGTCCGCGATCAGGACTCCGAGGATGATGTCCACCAACGAGATTGGATGCGGGGTCATGGCAGGCCCAGCTCCCGCTTCCCCTCGACCGTCGTGTCCTTCACCTCGACCTGCTGCTCTGGCAGGTCCTGGATCGCGTCCGCCGGATAGAGGATATGCTCGATCTGCTTCGTGCCGTCGAGCTGCTTCGTTTCGACCGGGACTGGAAGGCCCAGCCGGACGCGCTCCGCATTGGGATTGTCCATCGTCCACGACGCCGTTTGTTGACCGAACTCATTCTCGCCTGTGACGGGCGCGTTTGGGTCCTCCTTCGCGAACTCGATGGAGGTGACCGACTCGGGGAAGTAGGCGTTCTCAAGTTTGAGGGTGAGCTTGACCGTCCCCGAGACCTTCCCGAAGGCGATATGCTCGGACAGGAGACCTTCCGCGTCCAGAAGTCGCTGGCAGATCGACAGCAGGTATCCCTTCAGCTCGCTTCCCGTGAGGGGCTTGTTGACCACTTTCTCAGACGTCGTGGGTGACATTCGATAGTCCTTTCAGGATTTCCTTGTGCGTCCGTCGCACACCTTTTTGCTTGCCGCGGTGGAGGGTAGAGCGTCGGAGCGCCTCCTCCAACTTGATGCGGTATTCGTCTTGATGGAGCCGCGGGTCATCGAGGGACCGTCGCAGCAGGACACGCTCCGGTAGACGATGCTGCAGCGCGTCGAGGTACCGGACCCGGTGCAGTTGCCGCGCCGAGCCGAGTGATAGATCGAGGGCGACGAACGGGAGTCGCTTTCGCGCTGCTATGAGGACCCATGGATGCCAGACCTGCCAGCGTGCGTTGATACGCTCCTCGAGGCGGGGCGTCACTTTAAGTAGCATCGAGATCTCCATTGATCGCTTCGACCAGCTCATCTTCGGATACGGAGTCCAGAACGACAGGCTCCTCCTGAGTCGCCGCCGACGCCGACTGCTCTTGTTTGGGAGTAGGTGCGCTGCTGCGAATCTGCGCCAGCCGCTCACGCAAGGTCATCGTCGTCTGTGGTAGGACCGGAGGCGGCGTAAGCGCGATAGACGTGACCGGTTCCTCCTCCAAGGGCGCAGTTATCTGAGGGACCTGACGCGAGAGGACAGAGTGCGCGAGCGGCGCCGGCTGGACGACGGTCTCGACCAGTGGTAACTTCCCCTTCGCCGCCTTCCTCGCCACCAGCTCCTGGTACGTGTAGAGTGGCGGCGTGTCGAATCTCTTGGACTTACACTTCGGGCACTGACGCGGGCGATGCGGGAGCCGGGAGCGCCATTCGTAGCTACAGCGCACACAATGCCACGGTCGCGCAGCCTCGAAGGTGTCCCGTCGGCCCATCAGCGACTCCAGCTCCTTATCAAGCTCGTCCCGGATCGCGAACAGGTGCTTGATACGGTCCTGCATCTCCTGCGCTGTATCAGGTAAGGGTCGGCGCGTTTGGAATGTGAAGGTCGGCATCTCTAGACCGCTAGATTTCAATGCGCCCGAGAAGGTCCTCGACCAGCATGTTCATGCGGTCTACTTCGTCGACGACCTGACTGAGTGCGGCGGCGAGAGGGGCCATTGGTGATTCAGGTGGTCGTCCGGCTTGTGTTCCCGCGCCGACAGGGGACGACGGTCGCAGCAAGGGCTGCAACCTTTGCGCGAGTATGTCCAGTCGCTTCGCAAGGTGCGCCATAGACTCGCCATGACGTGACGAGACGGATTGAAGCTGAGATGGTCGCTGCGCCTGAGCCTCATTCTGCGCGGCATAGTGGGCCTTCATGAGAGCTTCCTCGCGAACATCTGGTGCCAGACCCGGTGCTCCCATAAGACCACCACCACCTGGAATACTGGTTGGATTGTCGCTGCGCTGGAACATGTAGGCTATCCTCCTAAGTCTGCCAGTCATCGGCAGAGATAGGTAGCGTATGTAGCACACCCGACACTTGTAGGTCAAGTGGATAGTGAGGATGGACGGCCTAGAGTAGGTGACTCCGGACGTGACACGGTTGTAACAGCCACAGTGGCTGCGATTCGACTATGTGACCGTCCCGCTAGAACCACCCGCCGAACGAGTAGTTGACGAATACCAGCACACACAGCAGGACCGCGAACCAGAATATGATCGACACCCACGGCTCTGTGACACCCAGGGCCGGTAGAGCGAGGTTCATGATCTTGAATAGGATGGCGATGATGACGACCGTGACCAGGAAGCCGATGAACGCCCAGACCGCACCTTCATGACCGAAGAAGCCGATCTGGTGCTGTAGCAGGACTAGGGACGAGAATAGAGTGAGCATGTAGATCCTCCAGTTGGTCGAGGACGGTAGCATCCCTAGACCTGGAAGTCCATCCCCCAGTGACGGTAAACGTAAAAATAAAAATGAACGCGGACCCTGTCGGAGACATGTCCCCGCCGCTCCCCTCGCTCATGCCGGACAACTCAGACCAACTCGACCAACACCTATAGGTCCACCTGGTCGCGGTGCGGCCGGCGGGCGGGCGAGCGACGCGGAGGGGCGAGCGGGTAGTGGTAGCGTGTCGTCGTGGTAGCGTGACTGGCGCGACAAGCCGGACAGACAGGCGGACTAGGTGACGGACTAGGCGGACGCGCTGCCAGGTCGCGCCAGCTGGTCGCGCTGGTCCTATAGATGGCCAGCTCGCACACGCTCGCGCTGGCCAAGTCGTGTATGTTCTACACGGTCAGCGCGGCGCACGCCTCCCTGCAATTATCCATCCAATCCAATTTATGCACTATTTTATACATTATGGTCAATTTTTAACCTTTTGGTTAATTTTTCACCACGTCCAGCTTGACCAAGTGACATTCGGTGTCTGGTACTAAATTGGTACTTGACACAGCTTGTGTTGCCTGTCAGAGTGCGAGTATTGAAGGGCACACACCAGTGCTCACTTATCAGGAGGCATCCAATGTACACTTCACAACCATTCTTTAGCACGCTGAAACGGACGGAGCGTAGCTACCATTGGGCAGTGGGCACGCATAACGTTACCCGATGGACCGATTACACGATTGATACGGTCCAATGGCCGGACGGACACGTAACACGTCACTTGGGAATTGTGGACCGCATCAACGGGCAGGTGGACCGCGTAGCGCAACTGGGCGCGTCTGATACGGAGCGCAAACTAGCACGCTGGTAGAGTATCCCCTTCCTGCCCTCTCTTGGACGCGAGCTGGAGGAGAGGGTGGACTAGGGCATATTCGATACCCTGAGGAGGCATCTATGCAGCGCATATTCGTGGTAGTACGTGGAGGAGTCGCGGAAGTCGTAGAGAGTACAGTTCCAGCTGGCGTTGAAGTCGAGATCATTGACTTCGATAACTTTGCAGAAGCGCCAGAGGAGACGCTCGCGTATCTGTCGCATGACGCGCGGGTGTGGGCGGTTGCGAACGCATAAGAGGCATATATGACAGACGCACAACGCACGATTGTACAGGAATGGCTTACCGATAAGACGCGCGTGAGAGTGTCACGCGACCGTAAGATGCCGGACGCGCAAGATGTTGAGGACGTGTGCGCGATTCTCGATTGGCGCGAACACTCGCACTATCTTGTAAATGATAGCGCGCTGCGAATGGGCGCGAGTGTTGTGCTGGCGTGGAAGCGCGATAACGAGTTTAAGCAGTAGCAGTAGCAGCACCGTCGCAAGCACGCAGCGGGGAATTGCGGGCGAACTGGAGGAGGCATCCGTCATGACATACACACAGCAAGTTAAGTTGATTCGTGAGGCATTCGACGCGCTACCAGACATGCACGATGGCTGGACAGACGTGAAGGACAGGTTGCACGCGATGAACGTCGAGAGCGAACGCGGACATAGACGGCATCGGCCGGCGGGATTAGGTCGGGAGAGATTGAGCGTGCATGATGCGGCGCGACTGTTCGTGGTGTCGCATCTGCTGGACGGATTCAAGGAGCCAGATCGGTACTCGGTTGACGATATCATTTCGATTCGCAACGAGGTACTGTACGCGCAAGCATGGGCCAAGAAGTTTCACAAGGAGCTGGCAGGTTGGGCGGCCAAGTATCAGGATTCATGGAAGCAGGTGGATTACGTCGAGTTGGTCAAGGAGGCAGCATGACACTCACACGCGAAGTTTCAGGCAAGGAATGGGCATCCGAAATCGCCAAGGCAGCGGTATGGCTGGTAGGTCTAGTACTACTCTTAATTGCGATGATTGTGCTGGCGCCGGACGCGCGGGCAGATAGCGTTCCAGTGTTGAAAGTGGCAGCGTATTTAGACACGGGGACGGTTATACCGCTGGCTGCAGGCGTGGATACATCCCTGGCGGAGAATCTGCTGGACGCGCAAGCGCTGGCATGGGGGAAACATTGGGAGAAGGGGAGTCTACAAGCGAGCGAGGATGCCGTCCTGAAGGCGATATCGCTCTACTTGTGGCCGGGCGGACCGTCCAGTATCACCTTCGGTAGCGAAGATATCGTCTGGGAACAGTCCATGATTGCGATTGATGTGAACCTGAGCGTGGGGACTAGTACGGACTCGATTGAGTTCGGCACGCGCGACGTGGTAGGAACGCCGGAGCCGGGGGCTCTGCTGTGTCTGGGGCTGGGACTCCTAATGGTGTGGTGGGGGACGCGCAGGACGATGGCTGACAGGATGAGGATGCGCCTGCAGTCGTATCGGGCGGTGCGACCATGAAAGGGATGGATGTGCCACGCGGAATTACTGATCGTTGGGGGCGCTGAAGCACCGTGGGCTGGGCTACACAAAAGGAGGAGCGATGCTCTGTGAGAAATGTCAGGCGCGGGAATTGAAAGCAATGCGGGCGTTGGAATCATTGACGCCTAGCGGGAGCGAGTTCGTGGGCGATGTGGAGCGATGTGTTGCGTTTGTGAGAGACCATAGTGACTCGCAGATGCGGATGATTATTCAGCTTACTAAGCGCGTCAAGGAATTGGAGCATTTGGCACAAGGGAGTTGGAAATGAACAACGAAGTGTGGGCGCGGGGAGCGAGCCTCGTGAGCGGGGAGCGGGTGGGTAAGGTGCTGGAGCGCACAGCACGAGCGTTCGTTCGGCCTGACAGCAACACGAATCAGGCTGCTTACGACATATTGCGCGGGATTCTAGAAGAACGCTTAGGGCCACTGCTGAGAGCGGGGCAGGCGATGCAGAGTCAGTTGAGCGCAATTCTAGGCGTGGATGACCGCGCCGTCACGAACGGCGACACGCTGAAGATTCTCGATGAATGGCAGGACAGGTCAGAGTTCATTCGTGGTGTTCTGGAGGCATGGGACGCTGCGCTGGCGGCACTGGAGAGGGAAAAGTGAGCAAGCGAATTAATGCGTTTGGGAAAGTTGGTGAACTTCGCACGCGTCGCCAAGTGGGTCAGTTACAAACTGTGTTGCTTTATCGCGACCCACATCAGATGGGTATCGCGGAGCGCATGATGGCGATGCCTGACGAGCCGAAACGCAGCGGGCAATTCTTTTTCAATGGATCAACTGTTTACTTCCACAAAGACGATGAGAAGTATAGAAAGTTTATCGTGTACGAGAGCGTTGAGCAGGTGCAGCGCACAGTCGGTAAAGCTACGAAGGTGAGGCTACGGCCATGAAAAAGCAGGCTAAGGGGCCGAAGTTTCGCGCACTTTGCGATGAGTGCAAGCGGAGGATTAGCAAAGCCATTGTAGCCAGGAAGCGGGCCTTGCGCCTGCTCCCAGCGAGTGAGCCTCCTGAACAATGACCGACCACTGCTGGCATGACGACGAGCGCGAGCACTTCGGATCGTTGGTAGGCGACGGCGTCGTATGCTGCCATTGCGGGAATCGCGCTGTGAAGAAGAAGATCCCGCCGGAAGGTCACGGATGGAACATCCCGCAGGACAAGTATGTCGACTCGGGACAGCTTGTCTGGGAGAGAGACGGAGAACCTGTCGACACCGTCTGTCACTCTACCTAGTACCATTACTACCCTTATAGCAAGTTACACATAAGTGGGAATTCTGAAAAGGGGGTTAAGGGCGGATAAGCGGTCCCTACGTACTCTGCTAGTGATGTAGTACTGTTACTTAGGTTGCTTCCAGAGTCCAGCCTTCATGAAGCGCTCAGCGATGTCTGGAGCAAGCGAGAACCGGTTCTCGTAGTCAATCGGTGCTTTGTCGATAAGTCCTGTAGCTATAAGCTCATCCGCGTGCCAATCCATTGAGCCGAGGGGGATCTTAGACCATGCGTGAATCTCGGGTTGACTGACGTCGCTCTTGCCGATTAGACACGAAAGGAAGCGCCATTTTGCGACCGGAATCGCGTCTATAGCAATTCTCTTACCAATCCTGACATCATCATCATCAACCACAGATTTGTTGAACAGCGCTGCATGGACTCTGACCGCGACGGCGAGCGACTTATAAAGTCGACCGATACCTTCAGGAGAGTTGATTTCGATGATGTCGCGCTTGCCATTGCTGTCGCGGGTCACGGTAGTACGGGCGCGAGCGGCGATGACGGCGAGGGAGCGGAGGGATTCGGCTTGAGCGTCAGAGAGGATAGGAAGGATGGTCTTGGGAGAGAAGGTGGCGATTAGAGAGCGGGTTAGACCTTGCATCGTAGCTGAGATCTCTTGCTCGTGTCCGATCTGGCGGTCTACCGTAGTCGCTACGCCGTCGTCGTCGGCCCGCGGCCAGTTTATGAAACAGAACCGCTCGCCGAGTTCTCGTAGAACCGACCAGGCGCGGTAGATGGCAGGGGTAGCGGCACCGACTAAGGTGAGCTTGCCGGCCCATGGAGTAGAGGGTCCGTTGCCTGTCTGGCGACTGAAGGCGCCGTCGTAGATCTCGCGGAGCTGACTGACTATTTCGTTCCGGTCATTGTCGCGCTTCGACATGATCGTGGTCATGTCCTTCATGAGGATGACGCCGGAGCCGAATCGGTGTAGGAGAGAGTACTTGTTACCGTTGCGTCCAGAGATGAAAGTGTTGGGGGTTAGATCACCGACGAGGTGGGACTTCGGATCCTCGATCGTCTTAAAGGACATAACACAGATGACGGTCTTGCCGCTTCCGGAGGGACCGACCACGATAGGCCAGATCGGTTCGGCCGTCTTGACGTGGTGGGATGCGACAGCGGTAAGACAGCACTCGAAGGCTTCTAGGTCAGCTTGGTGAAACCACTGGTTGATGAAGTCGGTGAGGGAAGTCCATAGTTTGATTGCATTGGTAGAGCTGGTGGCTGGAACAGCTTCAGTCATTTAGTCCTCAAGGACTGGTCTAGGAGGGTCGCCTTGAGGATCGACCCTCCCGCCAGTAAGTCCGTTTCGGCAACGGGGAAGGTCATGACTCCTTCCATATGCAGGATAACACGGTTGTCAAGTCCGTAAATTAATCTGAAACGACACCACTAATAGTGGTACTACCGTCTACATCTTGTGTCTTGTGTTTCAGCGAGAGGAGTGCTACGGTGGCACACTCTGGAGGCATCCCTTGACTACTTACTACACGTCCCGATCGGCAATTCTGGAATCGCAAAGATGTCCGCGCGCTAGGTATATCGGTTACATCTGGGGCGGGACCGGACTGTCGAAGGTCCGCGCGACCATTCCGCTGGCGACGGGGAGCTGGACCCACGAGGGGCTGGCCTTCCTGTTGAAGACATATCAGGCGCTAGGATGCGTTCTAGAGAGCCATGTGGACGGGGCCGTGCAGGTCGCCCTGGATGGCTACCGCACCGAACTCGCCGCACGAGGGCTGGATATCGAGCTGGGCGAGGACGGCGCTTACGTCGCCGAGGAGCAACTGGCGCTGGTAGAAGGGATGCTGCGAGCGTACGCGGCGAAGGGGCTGGGAGAGCTGGTTGAGAAGTATGAGGTGCTGGAGGTCGAGAGGGAGGATGTCTGGAATGGATTCGCAGAATGGATAACGCATCCGTCTACTGGAACGTGTCCGCGTTGTCGTCTTGGTAATGATACGGACGGCGACGGTAACTGCTCTATATGTGCGCGTCAGACCGACGCTGAGGTTGCCGAGACGCGCAAATTTATCGACGACCTGAAAGCGAAGGACAGGGTCAACCTGCAGGCCTGCGCCGACGCTCTCCTGCGTGAACGCTCGACAGGTGACCTCTATCTGCTCTCGTTCAAGACCGCAGCGGGATGGGATTACCGGAAGGATGGGGAGAATAGGCATGACGTGCAGGGACTGAGTGAGGCGGCCGTGATAGAGCGCCGGCTGGTTCAATGGTGGGACTGCTTACATCAGCAGCGTCCGGATCAGAATGGGTCAGAGCAGGAACGCAAAGACCTGCTGGACTTGGTGGATATAGACCATCCGAAAGTTAAGCTGCTGCTAGAGATGCCCGACCGTCCCCGCATCATGGGCATCCAGATGGTCTTTCTAATCAAGGGCCGGCGCGAGCAACAGGGCGACGGTGGACCCTACCTGACCCAGTCCCATCTGATCCGTGGATGGCAGCGCGAAGGCGTCACCGATCGCGAGTATGCGTGGAGGTATAAGTGGGAGGGTCCGGACACCTGGCCGGATACGGGACGGTTGCGCGGACACACGCTCGGTAAGGGCTGGAGTAAGTTCGACGCCTGGAGCGCGAATGGCGGAGTGAAGGCATGGATAGAGATGCTTACGCAGGGGCTGGTCCAACCTGAGGTCGAGATGGACCCGCTGGCGAGTACGTACCAAATGCCCTTACCGTACTTCAGGCAGGATAGGGACCTACAGTCCTTCGTGAAGCAGGCGCAGACGCAGGAACGGAGAGTGTTCGAGGTCATGTCGGAGGCCGAACAGGTGAGGGAGCAGGGCGATGCGGACAAGTTGCTGGACTTTCTCGACACGCACCTGGAGACGGTGCAGAACCGTCGGTCATGCGACTATCCGTCGAAGTGTCAATTTCAGGAAGTATGCTTCTCAGATACGTCCATGCTTATTAACCCTTTTGGGACGGGGATATTTACTAAAAGGGTCCCGCATCATGAGGCAGAGGCGGCGGCGGCGAAGTAGAAGATGGTATACATTCTCACATGCGCTTTTTCGTCGGATTGCACCAGCCAAGCGACGCACGACACTTCGACGGTGTATTCGTGTCGGTAAGTCGGCTGCGTCGACGCAAGTCGGGATTCAAAGTGAAGGACTGGATTATGGATTCCAGCGCGTTTAGTGAAGTCGCACGGCATGGCGGGTACCGTCACAGTGTCGACGAGTACGCGGCACAGATTCGTCGCTGGAATGGGAACGGCAACCTACTCGCCGCAGTCGCGCAGGACTATATGTGCGAGCCGTTCGTGCTCGAGATCACAGGTAAGACGGTAGACGAGCACCAACAGTTGACGGTTGAGCGGTACGATGCGCTGCTGAAGTGCGGGACCGACGGCGTCTACGTTCTGCCGGTCCTGCAAGGATATGCGGTCGGTGACTACTTGAAACACTTAAGTATGTACGGAGAGCGACTCAAGTCAGGAATGTGGGTCGGCGTGGGGAGTATCTGTAAGCGCAACGGGAACCCGAAGGCGGTTGCGGAAGTACTTGGCGCTATCAAGCAGTCGCGTCCGGACCTGCGCCTACATGGATTCGGGCTAAAGACGACTAGCCTTTCCGACGAGTCCATCCGCAGTCTGCTCTACACAGCCGACTCAATGGCATGGTCCTTCGCCGCGCGTCGCGAAGGCCGGAACGCGAACGACTGGCGCGAGGCAGCTGCCTTCATACAGCGGATCGAGGCGAGAATATGGCTCAGTTTGAAATGACCTGCCGCCAGATTGCGGAAAAGCTCGTACTGAGCGTGAAAGAGGTCCAGTGGGCGGAGGAGTCGGCGCTGCGGAAACTGCGGAAGCGACCTGACTGTAAGGAACTGCTGGTCACGCTGGTCGAGAACGGGACATTCGATGCATATGAAGTGCAGGACACGCAAAATAACCCTTGACAACTTACTTGAAGTGTGACACTGTAAAGGACACCATGAGGTTACACCGTAAACGTAAAAAGGTCGATGGGGTGGTAGCAGGTGCCCAACCCTTTCGGCTCCCGACCTTAAAGTGCCGCCGATGCGGCCATGAGTGGCATCCGAAGACCAATCGTCGGCCTGTCCGGTGCGCGAAGTGTAAGAGTCCGTACTGGGATCGGGAACGGGAGAAAGTAGTCGAGACGGAGAGGCAGCAGGTCGAGGCGGCGGAGAACGAGGGGCTGGCGGTAGAGACGGTCGAGCCGATCAAGGAAGGTGTGTGATGGCGGAGTTGATACTTACTTATGGCGGGACCGGTTCCTTCAAGACGGCTCAGCTTCTCTTCCTCGCCAAGTACGCCTACAAGCGCTGGGGGAAGACAACGCGGCTCGCTAGCTGCGACGGTGGCGGGTGGAAGCCGCTCGAGCCTGCCGTAGACGCCCAGCTCATCAGTCCCTGGAGCGTGTCAGCGATCGAGAATCCCCGGTCGGTCCTGCGGAAGCTGAGTCAGGGTTACTGGCCCAAGCCCTTCGAGAAGGACGGCAAGAAGTCGCTCGTACTGGCGCTGGACCAGCAGGAGTTGCGGGACAAGATCGGGGTCGTGGCACTGGAAGGTCTGACCAGCACAGCCAATGTGATCATGCGCGACGCCCTCAACAAGCAGCTGAAGGTCGCTGGCGATGAGGTCCAAGCCAAGTTCGAGGAGAATGTCAACCTGCTGGTGAACGGTCAGCCGATGACTCAGGCCGAAAAGTATTCGTTCGCTGCGCGCGGGAACTATAACGACGCCCAGCGCGCGGTCTACGATATCTGCACCAACTATCGGTCGCTACCTGTTCCGCTCGTCTACTTTAGTGCGCTCGAGTCCCGCGGCGAGGAAGAGGACACAGGGAAGACCATCCTCGGACCTGCGGTGATCGGTAAGGCCGTCACGTCTCAGGTCGGGAGCTGGGTCGGCGACCAGATCCACGCCGAGGATTACTTTATCGAGGTCCCGGACCCGTCTCATAAACTGACTCCGGATGAGATCAAGGCCGGCGCGAAGCAGCGCATGATGCAGCAGACCAAGGCAAGGTACTGGTTCATCAGACATCCGGACACGCGCACAGGGATGCTGTTCCCTGCGAAGCCTCGCGTTGCGCCGAACATGATTCCCGAGCTGCTCAAGATCTACCCTGGAGGGTACTTCGAGCCGACTCCCAAGGCAGGGATTGATGCGTACCTGGAAGTGGTCGACCGGCTTCAGGCTGCCGCTGGAGGGGACCTTAAGGAATGGATGAAGCAGCAGGATCTGGCGCGTGAGGCTGCGAGTAAGGTCGGCGGGACCGACGCGCCGAAGGCGGATCCAAGTTTGGTGAAGGCGACGATGACGGGTTCGGTGAAGTAGTAGTAGCACCTGCGGCCAAGGTCGCGGGCTGAGGAGGCATCCACATGAAACTGACAGGCAAGGTCATCAAGGTCGAGTCCGGCAGCGAGTTCACGGACAAGCAGGAGCGCATCTACGTCAAGCTGATAGAGGGCGGAGACTCGCTCTACAACACGTTCCGCGTCCCGAACTTCGGCTACAAGTTGAACGATGAGGTGTCGGTGCAGGTCGAGTTGGTCGAGCTGGATGAGTTGAAAGAGATTGCCCGCGCCGCCTCTTAGGGGACGGGCAGGCAGCTTACACGGTAGATAAATCTAAGGAGGCAACAATGTCGGACGAAGTTGAGAAGAAGCCGCCGCAGCAGGTTGATTTGAATGACCTGTCGTTGGTGGACGAAGCGGTAACGATTAACCCGGATGCGGATGCTTTCGCGGGTCCTCCGCCTCCAGATGACGGTGAACATCGCGTGAAGATTTCCCTTGGCAAAGGTGGAGTAACGACCGGGACCGTCAGCAAAGGTGAATCGAAGGGGAAGCCTTGGTATCAGGTTGACATCCAAGGGAAGATTCAGCCTCCGGATCCATTCGAGGGTCGGATGACGTTCAACCGGGTCGGGACCATGGTATTTAATGGGACCTCCGAGGTCGTCGGAGTCTTGAAGGCTCTCGGGGAGCCTGTAACGGCACGCGAGAGTGTGCTAGACCTGCTCAGGCGCCTTAAGGCCCGTCTGGACGGGGAACCTGAAGTCATCCAGAAGACTCAATGGGCGGCCTTCTGTTCAGACTGCAACCAGGAGTTCGACCATTCAGGGGGCAAGCGTGGGAAGAAGGGCGGGATAGTCCTGCGTGGTCAGTCTCGATTCCCTCAGAACGGTAACGGGAAGCATAACCATCAGGTTGAGTGTCCTGGATGCGGGAGCTTGGTGAATGCGAGAGCGGAAGTGGTTAGCTATAAGGCTGCGCCCTCGGTGTAATAGTTTCCGCAGGAGCATCCTGCCGTATCCGGTGAGTTCCAACTTCGAGTTGGATGGGATGCTCCTGTATAGACTGCGTGGCGCGCCGTGTAGAACGGTTGGAGCACTGGGATGTCAGTGTAAACCAAACAGCCCTCGGCTGAGATGCCGACGCCACGCGAATTTTGTAGAGGGAGAAGAGATGGGACACCCGGCCCGACGCCGCTCTAAGCCGCCGACGAAGTCTAAGCCTCTGGTCACCTCCGACAAGAGGACGACGGTGGGTGCGATCAAGTCGACCTCTACGAAGTGCGTCGATGAAAAGGGAGTCCTTGTCGACGAGAGAGCGGCTTCGGAGCCGAAGGTAAAGGTGCAGGACCCTCAGCCTGCGCCTCCCATACCCCATGTGACCCGGCCGGCGCCGCTCTCTCCTCACTTACTGGATCTGACGGATGCGGAGTGGGACTCGCTGTTCTACATGGCCGTGCGGCATCACTTCGAGCAGGAGCAGGTGTGGGTGCCGTCGGTGCTGAGGACGATGCCGCTGCTGGAAGGCATTAACGACCGGACTGGTCGTCCCTGTAGGATATACATCCGGCCCAATAAGCGCGTACTTGTAGTGGAGACACTAGCATGACCGACTCCAACCAGATCGACCTAACCCGCACCGACCTCCCCGATCTAGAGGTGGAGCTGACTGAGAGGACGGATGAGGAGTGCCTGCCGCCAGTCTCATTCATAACAGGTATCGCTGGCAGCGGGAAGACCTTCTCAGTAAAGCAGCGCGTCGCGGACGACCCGAAGTGGGGATTAATTTGCAGCACGACAGGTGTAAGTGCGGTCAACCTCGGAACGATAACGCTGAACAGCGCACTCGGATTCTTCGACACCGCCTCCCTCGAAGACAAGTTCATGTCTGGCTATCTGCGGACGAAGCTACATCAGCTCGCGAAGGTCTATCGCAATCTAGTGATCGACGAGGTCTCGATGATGGACGCGCGCCAGCTGGACATGATCCACGAGGCGTTGCGTCAGGTAAATGAGTTCAAGGATGTCCAGTCAGCGATGGGGATTGTAGCTGTGGGGGACTTCTGTCAGCTGCCCGCAGTTAATGCGGCGATGGCTTTCGAGGCGGAATGCTGGCCAAGGTTCGAGGCCAATACTGAACGGTTGACGAAGTGCTGGCGTCAAGGTGAGGGACCATTCCTTGATGGACTAAATGCGCTGCGACGCGGTGACGGTCCTGCAGCGGCCGAGCTACTCTCAGGTATCGTCCAGTTCAAGCGCGAGGCTGACCAGAACTTCGACGGGACTACAATCGTCGCAACGAACGACCAAGCCGACAGGTATAACTGGCTACGCTACACGAAGCTGAAGGGCGACGAGCGCGCCTACTTGACCACTCGATGGGGCAAGTCGGATACGTCGAAGCTAATACCGGACGCACTCAAGCTGAAGGTCGGGGCGCTGGTGATGATTCTGACGAATGACTCGCCTGCGTTTACCTACGTGAATGGCGACCTTGGCCACGTCGAGCAACTAGACCAAGACACAGTATCGGTCAAGCTGGAGCGAAACGGCGCGGTCGTACATATCGGTCTACTAGAGCGCCGGACAGAGCAGCGCCACGCGCCGGAAGAGTTCGACGAAGTAGCGATCTCGAATGCACACGCAGCACCAGGAACACGCCTTCCAGATGGGTCGTTCTACGACAAGGTCATGCGGCGGTGGGTGCGTGGCGCGGTAACGTACATGCCGTTGCGACTCGGCTACGCTTCGACTACGTTCAAGTCACAAGGACTCTCACTCGATAAGGTGCAGGTTGATATGCGCCATGCGTTCATGGGAAGTCCGGGTCAGCTCTACGTCGCATGTTCGAGAGCGCGAACCGCACAAGGACTATCGCTGGTTGGAGACAAGGCGATGATGATCAAGCGGTGCAAGGTTGAGCCGAAGGTGCAACGATGGCTATAGGAATGAACTGGGCTTATCTAGCTGGTTTCTTTGATGGTGAAGGGACGATTGTTGCCTTCGGAAAAAGCGCGTTTACTCCTAGAATAGGGCTTTATCAGACAGGAGAGCGCGGTAGAAAGTTACTAGAAATAATCGTGGAGTTCTTGGCTAAAGAGGGTATCCATTCTAACCAATCTTTCGTGAATAGAGGGGGAGTTAGAAAGACCTGTCATCTTCTACTGATTATGCGATGGAGTGAGGTGCGGAAATTTCTGTCGTGCGTATTTCCGCACCTGCATATAAAGCGTCTAGAGGCCCAAGATGCACTCAGATATATGAAGATGTACCCGAAGCTGGGAGTTGCCTACTACAGAAAAACGACTCCGGCCATGATGGAAGTTCGCAGACAAAAGACATGCAATATATGTGGCACTCCGTTTAGGGACAGAACTGCAAGAAGACAAACATGTAGTAGGAAGTGCTATCTGGATTTGGTTTCTCTTCGTCGTCGAAACGGAAAGGTTGTATGAGCCGACTAGATAAACCGGGAGGGTGTAGGGGGTGTACGGGTGATAATTGGAGACACCGTATTGGACAATCTTCTCGTATTACTGACCCGCAAACAGGTTGGTCTAGGAACGAAGGAGCAGGAACGTCGGGTGTATTAGTTTGTGCAGAAGCTCTGGGCCAGAATGAAGACGCAGATGGATTACCTCTAAGACCTCAAGCCCAAGCGGGTAGCCTATTCGAGCGTGCCCTAAAACGCTGTGGTTATGATAGAAGTATGTTTCGGCTGACTAATATAGTTCGGTGCAGACCCCCGCATGATATTCTATCGAATACGTCATATGAATTTGAAGTTATACAACATTGCAGACCTTATCTGCTGGACACGCTCCGTGAGAAGGACTGGCGCTGTATCCTCGCGCTCGGCGGGACGGCGTTCAGGGAGCTGACCGGCTACGAGGGCGCGAAGCAGGGGATTAGTTACTGCCGCGGGTACGTACTACCTTGTGTCATCGCAGGATTCGAGCACGTCCCTGTCATCGGGACCTTTCATCCGTCGTTCCTGCGTCAGGGGAAGCCCGCCTACTTCGGCGTATTGGCGCATGATATCAAGCGCGCGGTGACGATCGCTACTGAGAAGGACCGCGACTTCCGTCCTCTCAACACAAGCTATCTGACCCGACCTTCGCTCGACGCAGCATGGTCCTACTATCGACTCGCGAAGGACATGCCCAACAAGTGGCTGACCTACGACATCGAGACACCTAGCAGCGCGGAGATGGACGAGGACGAGCGCGACGAGGAGAAGTCCTTCGACCTGACTCAGATCCAATTCAGCATCGCACAGCTAGATGGTATCGCGCTGCCACCGACACCTGAGTATATGGAGGTCGCCCGTGCCCTGCTCCAGCTCCCCAACCCGAAGGCCGGTCATAACGTCTGGCTATTCGACGACCCACGCCTGGTCCACAACGGCCTACCTATCCGTGGTCAGTCGCACGACACAATGGCAATGTGGCATCACATGCAGCCTGATCTGCCTGCCAATCTACAGTTCGTGGCGAGCTTTTACGGCATGGATCGCCCTTGGAAGCACTTGGCAGGAGTCGATCTGGCCGAGTATGGCTGCGCTGACGTGGATGCCTGTCATCGGATTCTGGCTGCTCTGCCGGAGCAGATGCGACGCAGGGGAGTGTGGGATGGTTACGAGAGGTACGTCTACCACCTGCGACCGATCCTAGAGCGGATGGAGCGGAGAGGGATACCGGTTAATGACGAGCGGAGGATAGCGTTCGGGTCGGAGCTGGACGCTGCTGCGGCGGTCACGGATGCGGAGATGCAACTGCTGGTGCCGGACGAGATTAAGAACGTCCACCCGAAGCAGGGGTATAAGCGGGAGCCGAAGGTGCTGGACGGTCTAGTACAGCGCACGTTCGGTATCGATACCGTGAACGGCGTCGATGTCGTGCGCTACTGCCGCATCGAACCCTTCAAACCGTCGTCGCAGCAACTTATCCGCTACATGAAGCACCGAGGACATCCTGTCCCCATCAACCTAAAGAAGGGTAGAGAGACCTCGGAGGCGAAGGAACTAGAACGGCTGGCGCGCAAGACCCATGACCCCCTGTACCGCAAGGTGATCTGGTACCGCGAAGTAAGGTTGATGAAGTCTACGTTCGTCGATGGGTGGGCACCGGGTCCGGACGGTCGCGTCCACTCGACCTTCACCTACGGCCCCGCGACGTGGCAGCTAGGGAGTCGCGACCCGAACGTCCAGAACGCACCTGAACATGAGAAAGAGGGTAGAGATACCGGACTCGCGGACAAGTTCCAGCGGATTATGGAGGCTCCCGATGGATACAGATTCGTATCGTTCGACCACAAGTCCTTTCACGCGCTTACCTTGGCCCACCTCGCGAACGATAACGATTATATGCGTGTCGTGCGGCTTGATATTCACTCATTCCTTGCCGCGCAATTTCTCAAGCTCGCATCGCCGGATAAGCTGCTTGCGATGCCGGACGACGATCTACGCGAGTTTCTATCCACGGTCAAACGCAACCACCGCGCTGTTAGGGACAGTAAGGCCAAGCGGACTATCCTGGGCTGGGGATTTGGCATGGGCTATCGGACTCTTTATAACACGTACATGGAGTCTTTTAGCGGGGAGAAGGAAGCGAAGCAGATGATCCAGCTGCTGGAGGCGTCCTTTCCCAAGACCGTCCGGTTCCGCAAGCAGATCGTGTCGAAGGCGCACTACGACACGTTCCTGCTCTCACCTTTCGGCGGGATCAGATGGTTCTGGGACGTCATGCACTTCGACCCACGTACAGGTCAGCCTCGGAACGGCGACCAGGCGGAGCAGGCGATCGCGTACCTGCCTGCGACGTGCGCGTTCGGGATGATGCGGGACGAGGCGCTCAGGATGTCGGAGCAGGGACTGGACGAGCGATATGGGCTGGTCAACACCATCCACGATTCTTATAGATTCTGCTGCAAGAATAACCTTGTCGAAGAATGTATACATACAGTAAAGTCCCTCATGGAAGCGCCCTCTCCGACAATGAATGGACTCTGGTGCGCTGTCAGCGTGACGGTGGGCAAGAACTTAGGCGCGAAGTCGGCGTCGAATCCTAACGGTAGAGAGGAAATCAATGTTAAATCTGGCCCGGTTCCGGGACTCAGTACAGGAAGTGGAGAGACTGCTGCTGGAGAAGAAGGTGAAGAAGGCGCTCAACGAGGTGCAGATGCTGGAAACCAGCCTGCCGACGTGGAACGAGGTCTGCCACTTCTGTCATGAAGAGTTTCTGGATTGGGCGTCGCTGCTGCGCCATCAGGAGACGTGTCAGGCGATAGCAAGGAATCGAAGGAGTGTGGTATGAGTATCCATCGGTTTATCATCGGTATCGAAGTTGCACTCGTTGTAATACTGAGTTGCGCGGTCTATGGGCAGAACATGCCTGTCAACAAGGACTTGGCTCACGGGAACGGGATGGTTCCCAATGATAAGCCTGTGAAGGACTACAAGCCGACCGAGGTCCAACTCCTCCGGCTCCAGGTCCAGCAGAAGGACGCGCAACTCTTACAGGCCCAGCTCCAGTCCATCCAGCGCCAGTTCAACGAGAAAGTGTCGGAGCTGATGTCGTCGGCGCAGAAGGTTAAGCTGGAGAATGGATGGCCGCCGGAGACGCAGTTCTCGCCTGACACGTTGGTATTCTCGGCACCGCCGCCGAAGGAGGACAAGAAGCAATGAGCACCGCACCGCCACGTATCCAAACTGAGTGGGGCTACACGACCGAATCGTCGCGCCAACAAGCCGTCGTCAACATGAAGCTGGACCCGACTAAGCGCCAGCAAGTGCTAGAGCTGCTGTGTCAGCAACTCGGGAGTGTCGCCAAGGGGGAGATTGAGTTCCGTAGACGCTATCCTGAACTCTTTGAAGAGGATGGAGATGTATGAGAGACGCGATCGGGAATACCATCAAGGTCGGCGATGTCGTGCTGATGCGCTCACATGGATTCATCTTCAAGGTCCTGCGCGTCGAGCTACCAACCGATAAGGACTGGGGACCGAAGGATCCCTCCAAGCTCGTACTGGAGATGGTCGTCCCCGTCGACCGCTCCAATATCAAGAGCGGTGAGGAGCCGCAACTCGCCGACATATACCGCGTCGTGGACCCGCGCTCGGAGAAGATTCTCGACCAGATGTTAACCGAAGGCCAAGTCGTATCCTAAAGGAGAAATGGAATGAGTAACAGGCTGATCGAAGTGAAGTTTACCTGCAACAAGTGTGGCGCGGATGACACGCTCAAGCTGTTCCCGGACGAGTCTATCCCCGCGACTGTGAACTGCTGGAAGTGCCATGCAGGCTTCCATAAGGACATCGCTGAGATGATCTCGACCGGAGTGGGGATGTTCCCACCGAAGGAACTGCTGGTTAAGAGGGGAACGCGATGACACGCAAACGTGTACTCCCGGCCCTGCTACTGCTACTCATCCCGTTCCTGAGTGGTTGTCCCAAGGATCCTTACACCTCGGCGATGCAGGCTTCGCTGCAGGTGAGTGATGCGGTAGCGCAAGCCATTCCCATCATCCAGCAGCTCCAGTCGAATAACCTGATCACTGCCGATGAAGCTAGGCAGGTTTACGGCTACCTGAACACCGTCACGACAGGGAACGTCTCCTTCCGTGGGGCTGTACGTGCCGCGCATACCGCTGGCCAGAGCACCGCCGCGCCTTACCTAGCTGCTGCTTCCACCTTCGTTCAGGGTATCAACAGCGCACAAGCTCTCGCGGCTATCCATATTACCAACCCGCAGTCGCAGGAGAAGGTCATGCTCTACCTGCAGGCGATCAGCACCGTGCTGAATGGAATCCAGACCGTCATCAACAATAACTCGACCGCACCTAATCCGGCACCAGCACCCGTATCGACGACATCTCTAGGAGGTCTACAGTGGATCCTGTCGAACGATTTAGAGCTAGTTTCAGCGTAGAACCTGAAACGGGCTGTTGGATCTGGAATAAATCCATACTTCCGAATGGATATGCTAGATTCGCGTTTATGAGAAAATGGCGTAGAGCGCACAAGTTCTCTTACGAATCGTTCTATCAACCAGTCCCCTTGGGACTACAACTAGATCACGTTTGCCGGGTCCGGAATTGCGTGAATCCCACTCATCTTCGCATGGTCACTGCTAGGGAGAATACACTAGCAGGAGATACATTCGCCGCACGTAATTTAGTTAAATCGTATTGTCCTGAAGGCCATCCGCTGAGCGGAAAGAATTTGTATCTGATTCCTAGAACAAATGGCTATAGGTCCTGCAAACAATGTAGACTTGCAGCCAGTAGAAAATTTAGGTCTAAGACAGAAGGAGAACTGCCATCGACCCAGTCCTGATCGCTCAACTCGCACTCGCAGCTATTAATGCGGCTCTGAATATCATCAATGGACTCAAGGCGGCTGGCGGTCTCACAGGGGACCAGCTTGCTACCTTGGCAGACCAGCAGGACGCAACCAACGCGGCTCAGTTGAAACAGCTTATTTCTGGTGTAACGCCGCCCTCGACGACGAAGTAGAGATGTGCAATTTTGGACTTGCTTGTGGAGGCGTATCGTGGGAATCTTCAGCGACAAAGAAGAAGTCAAGCAACTCAAGCGTATTGCAGCCGCACTTGAGGAGCTTGTATTCCTTGAACGTGAGGAACTTCGCGAGCACGTTATCGGGGTCACGCTTACCCAACTAAGAGGAGACGCTTTCATGCCTATTTCAGGAACAGTTGTAGGAGCTACCAGCACTTTCAATATCGGTATGGTCCCGGCGACCAATTTCATCCCGTTGCCGACGCCGCCGACCGTCACGGTGGACGACACGAATGTCACGCTGGGTCCGGTGGACCCAACGTCGTTCAACTTCACGGCGACCGTCGCAAGTACGGACACCGGGACGGTCTACAACCTAACCGTCGCGTGGACCAACGACAAGGGAGTGTCAGGGACGCACGCGTTCGCTGTACCAATTCTCCCGACGCCGCCTCCGCCTCCGACTTCGGTCACTGATGTCACGCTGAATCAGTTGTCCTAATAAGATTGCCCAGCCTCGCTGGGTAATGTCCGCAAACGATGTACCTACCTTTGTCCTCGCCCGAGGACAGGAGCAGGTTACCTTCTAGCGGATTTTAGTGCGATGTGCTCCTCGGGGACGGTTCTGGTTGGCGCCGGGACCGTCTCAATAAAGGCGACCGATGATCTATTGCGTGCGGGTCAAGCCTGGAGTCCAGTTCACGACGATAGCGCCGGGGGGATTCGTCCTGCTAGGTGCGCTGGACCTGACGGCGAAGCAGATTGAGCACGACCTGACGATCACGAGCGCGTGTGATGGTCTCCATAGCGGCCCCGACGACCCGCACCATCGCGGCGAGGCTTACGACGTCAGGACGCACGACCTACCAAATCCCGAGCACGCCGTTGAGACCCTGATAGTCCAACTGGGACCGCTATTCTTTGCGTTCCTGGAGGACGCTGGCACGGATAACGAGCACATCCACTGCCAAGTCAGGAAAGGGACCGTCTACCCGCCGCTCGTCGCAACCGCGCCGACCATCCAGACATAGCAATCCACCCGAACGCCCCTATGACCATGGCAGGAAGTAGCGAGTCATTCAGCTCGCGCCACTTGCCGTAAGGCTGGAGCGCGTAGCCGAAGTCGAACACGCCGAGAAGCATCCATAGGATAGCGAGGGTAGCGTAGAGGTTGCGATGGTACCCGAAGGGCGCCATGAACGCGGCTGCCAGTCCGGCCCCGGTGACGATAACTCCGTCAAGGAGGCAGATCCACTGGTCAGTAGAAGGCTGACCTGCTATTCCTGCAAGTCCCATCCATAGTAGGATGGCCGCGAACGGGACTGCGGTAAGGGCTGCCCAACTCGATGCGCGCGCCGCGACGACACAGGCGAGTAGCCGGATCGGTAACAGAACGCAACAGTAGAGGATCCGATAGAAGTCCTCCGTCAGCGGGACCAGACACAGTGCCGCCGTCTCAAGGACTATCGTCCCGGCCAGTTCCGCGACAAAGTACGCTCTAACTACTTGATTGGGCAGAGGGCTTGCCGCTGCCAATCCCGCTGCCGCCACCAACAGGAGTGACTTGCACCATATAATCGTTTCCGGGGACAAGATAAGCGATGTCCTCACTTTCGGCTTGAATGGTTGCGCTCGTTACACCTGTGGAGACTACTCTGATCTTGAATATCTTACCGGGCTTTCCTGAACCGCTCATACCTACCTCCTTCTGAACTGTATACCGTTCTTGGTCTCCAAATATGTCATGATACTCTCAGTCATTAATCGATGGTCCTCGGCGTCGTCTCGGAGCTGCTTGATCGTCTCCTTCTGTACCGCAATCTCGGCAATCTTGATCTCATCCCGGCCGCGCTGCCTCGCTGCCAGCACCATATACGCTACGAACTGAACAATCATCGACCCTATCCAGAGGACAATGGCGAGATAATTGGTATTCATCCTCTAGGCCCTACCGTCCCCAGTACTTTAGTAACAATCCTATTCCGGTACAGATGGCGGTGATAATCGCGCCGGCAGCCCACAGCCGCCCTGTCATGTTATCGATCCACTTGCTGTGCCCATCAACCTTAAGTTCCAGTGCCTTGTGCTCGCGTTCATAGACATCGTTCCTAAGGAAATCCACACGCTCCTGCAAGACCTGTTCGCGAAAATTGTTCACGCTCTCAAACTTGTCATCCGACCTAAGTAATGCCGTATCAAGCGCCCTCTGTCCCATGGCATGAATCTCTTCATGTGCCTTCCAGCGCTCCTCGAATCGCTGCTCAAGAGCCTTAAGGCGATTGTCAATGTACTCCCGAAATGGCACGTTGTTCTCGTCTCGGGTTCCCATGGGATAGTTATCAAGGCTTTGTAGGCTCCGGTGCCGGTTCGTCGGGCTTCGCTGGAACCACCACAATAGCGGGTAATGGCGTAGTCGGACTGGGAGGTGTAGAGGCGCTGGTGACAGTAGTCGTGGTCGACCTGCTGCCAGGAGTCCCATCCGTACCGCGCGCATTCGAGTCCGACCCGGTCATCGTCTTCAGCAGCGCGCCGAACGACCCGCCGAACGCGCTCGACGTAACGAACTGGACGGCCATGAGCAGGATAGCGTTATCCGGGTCCAGTTTCTTCTGACCTAGTAACTCGAACGCATAGTAGAAGATGCGGACGGAGACCGAGAAGAACCACGCCGACATCAGCACTAGGACGAGGATGTTCCCGCCCCTGTCGTTGAGGGCGCTGAAGTAATGCTTGACCATCCATGGCTCGGGAAGCCTACGCATCACTGCCAGCACAACGAAGGTCGTGAACAGGATCAGCAGGACGACGAGGTCCCGCGTGTTGATATTACCGAACAGGCTGGGTGCTGGCGGCATCCGGAACCTCCACTGTCAAGTTACTGTATACGGACTTTCTCGGGACGTACAGACCTATTTGTGTAAGATCAACCGCCTCAACGGCGTGGCACGCAGGCTGGAAGTGGCAGGGCGAATATAGATCGCACGCCGACCGCGACATCGGCTCTGTACGGTAGCTGACACGCTCCTCGACCAGCCGCGCCATCTCGGACGCCTCGCGCGCCAGCTGGTATCTGGTGTCCCGGCAGACCGACTCTGCGGGCAGGTCTACGAGCTGGTCCTGCAGGAGAGGCTGGATGGCGCGCTGCCCCCACGCCTGCTCAACCCACTCGTCCGGATCCAGCAGATTCTGGTCGACTAGCTGTATCGGCTTCCAGGTCGTATCGTCTGGCTTGACCCAGCGCCAGCGCAGGTTGGTCATGGCTGGGTGGACATACGCCCGTGTCCAAGGGGAGAGGAACCGCCCGTTGCGATGCTGCCCGAGGACGATTACGTGGAGGACTAGTGGGCATCCGGACATGACCAGATCGCCGAAGGTGCGCCATGAGTGCAGCTCCCGCGAGAGGGTGTCGGCATCGAAGCTCTCGACCGTGACCCACCGATGGAGCGTGCCGGAGTCGTCGGCCCAGCTCAGAAAGCGCCAGTCGATCGACGACGTGAGCCGCGCCGGCGGCGGGTCATGCAGCACTGGTAGGACCGTCCGTGAGATGCCATGCAGGACCGACTCAAGTAGCGACGTCCATCCCTTCGATGCTTGGTAAGGGTCCTTCCCGATGATGTCCAGTCCAGGATCGGCAGCGCGCAGGAGGAAGGTTGACTTCGCTTCGGATGCGACTTGGGTGACGTCGATCTGCTTGGTGAGCTGGAGGATGCCGCGGCGCAGGAGGGTATCAAAGAGCAACTTTGGCCTCCAACGCGCTAGTCGATATTCGTGGTTCAACAAGAAGCGTCGAACGCAGGTCTGCTTATCTATAAGAGAGGCCGCGTCTACTTGGAATCTCATGGTCTGGGCATGTTCCTGAGCACGAACGCAGCGAATCTATCCCCTGCGGAAGCCATCGTCCGCAGCGCGGGACCTGACCGTGTCTGCAGGTCGTTGATGATCTTGACATGGACGGGATTGTTCATGTCAGGTTCCTCGCCGGGTTGGTAGAGGGTACGACCACGAGAGAGGATGCTCGACTTGTTGCGTTCCGCGATCTGGCTGCCAATCGTGGGCTGGGCGCTTACAGGTATGGCTGCAGGCTCGGGTGAAGGTGAAGGCGGCGGTGTCAGTCCTCCAGGACGACCAAGTGAGAACGGCGTTGGCGAACCTTGTGGCACACCTGGAAGCGTCGCTGTTGTCGGTACCGCACCGGGTGCGCTGCTGGTCATTCCCGCGAATGGTGATGGCGGCGGTGGTGTAGGCGGCGGCTTTGCCCCTTTACGTGCGTTCAGCGACGCCGCGTGTTGCTCCTTAAATCGCTCCATATCCGCGAGCGCGCTCTGCCGCTCTCCTTCGATCTCGCTCATCCGGTCAGCGAACGCTTGATGGTCGGCCTCGCTCACTTTGTCCAGTTTGGCCCAGTCGGTGATCTCCTTCTGGCGGGCCTTCTCAGCCTCGGCTACGCGATTCGCGAGATCCTTCTGCTGCTGCCTCGCCCGGTTAGCGAAGTCCTCCTGCATCTCGGCGTAGGCGGCCATTCGTTTCTGGCGCTCCGCTAGGATACTGGCGGGGGACTCAGCCTCAGGTGCAGCGACTGGAGGCGGAGCCTCCGTGCCGAACTTCTTACCCAGGAACTCGCCAATGGCGCCGCCTCCAGGTATGCGCGTGGCGTGGCCGATAGTTCTGCCGATGGCACCGGTAGTCTTGGAGCTGAGTCCTCCGGCTTCGGCGGCGGCTGGAGCACCCTTACCAGGAATCGCTTTACCGAGTATCGGTCCCGCTAGGGTCAGCGCAGCCGGCACCGCTGCTTGAGTGGCCACGTTGGACGTATCGCCGCGCGCTGATGCCTCCTCAGCCGACTCAGCACCCATTGGAGAGAAGATGGACGCCACGCGGTAGATGGCGTTGCCGACTGGTGTCTGGACCGGACCTGACGGGTTGGGGGCATTGGTCAGCGCTGCTGTGGGTAGGTTAGCGGGAAGCGGTCTGGTAAGGTCACTGTAAATAGTTCCCGGTCTTGTTGGATCTATACTCGGCGCTTCCTTCCCCAGCCAGAACTCCTTACTAAGGAACGGCGCACCGCCACCTGGAGGCGGGGGTATCATCCCCTTCAACGCTCCGGTCACGCCGGTCTGCTCGCTCTGTCCAAGGGTCCCGTAGTGGATCGTGTCGAGTGCCTTCGCCTGCTCCTTCGGCGGCAATCCCTTATAGTCGGGGTCGACTTGTAGCAGGACCTTATGCTTCTCAGCGAGCGGGAGGGCGTGGAAGTCCGGGTCGGTCTGCCAGTTTATTGATGGCGTCGAGGTCGAGGTCGAGGTCGTGTTGTCGTTACCGTCGGGCATCAGGGCTGTCCGGCTGGTTTGATTCCAAACTTGGATAGATACTCGGAGGCGGTCTTCGGAGCGACCGCGCTACCTTCAACAGTCGGCGCAGCAGTCGTCCCGCCCTTTCGACCCGTCGCCAACTGTCGGTACTCCTTGACCTTCCCGGCGTAGTAGTCGCGCTCCGATTGTGGCATCGGGAGGTTCTTGCTGCCGTTATAGACCTCCTCCGCAAGCCGCGACATCTTGTCGTAGAACTGCGGACGGGAGAACGTGTTCAGTCCGGGGAGCGGGACTTCACGCTCCATCGCCTTCACGCTGAACTGATACGCTCCAGCGCCGGTCAGCGACCTCAGCCCCATGACAGTCCCGTAGACCGCCATTGCCGCGTTGAAGGCTTCCTGATTCTGCGGCGAGAGCTTCCCGATCACGTCCTGCATCACGCTGGTCTGACTGTCTACCAATGCTTGAGGCTCTCCAGCGTAGTTACCTAGTAGAGCGCGTAGACCACCTGATGCTTTCTCCTGCTGCTCCAGACTATTGAACGCGAGCTGGAGCGCATTGGCTAGATCCTTACGCTCAGGCGTATTGTCGGACAGGCTAGCGTAGTCCTGGTATCCCTTAAGCTCAGGCTGAGTCGGGTCGCCGAATAGCTGGGTCGCAGCGCCGCGCACCGGGACAATGGCTTTGCGTGCGTTCTGCCATGCACCAGACGAGGTGCCTAGAGGCTTCCCCAATGCATCGACTGCTTGTGCGCCTTGAGCGGCGGCAGCTGGACCGGGAGCTGCTGGTCTAGGGACAGGTGGAGGAGTCATGCGACCGCCTCCTCCAGTCCCCGCAGAAGGAGCCGATGCTGCAGCCCCTCCACCTGTCTTTGGCGCGGGTCCGGCTGACTTGGCTCCCTGAGTCGGCATCCCTAACGGTCGATGGATAGTCTCGAGCGTGTTGATCTGCGACCTTCCATCAGGACCGTAGGTGATCTGCTGGTGCAATGTCTCCGAGGGGACTAGTCCGCGGGCGTACAAGGTGGTCCCTTCAGGGAGAGGCTTCCCTTCCATGTCCATGTATTGCTGACCGACCTGGAATCCAGGGAGTTCGGACTTCCCGTCCGGTGACATGTACTTGAATGGCTTCGGGGTGATCATGCCTGACGTGGCAGGCTCTGCGCCTTCGACGACCTGCTGCTGCTGGTCGAGTATCGTCCCCTGGATGGGGTCGTAGCTGCCTTCCTTGACCTCGCCCGTCTTGGGATCCTTATAGAGCATCTTCTGCAGCCGCGCCACTGGCGGGAACTGTCCGGTCGCGATATAGCGCATCGCGGTCGGGGACTGCGGATCCATGCCCATTCGCTTGACTTGGTCCGTGCGGAGTTCGATACCTTGCTGATACTGACGCTTGTTACCTTCGAGGCCACGATTCAAGTTCTGCTGGAAGTCCGTATTCGCTTCGACCATCGGTGCGGAGAGGGCGAAGTTCGGATCTGCTTGAGCGGACGGGGAAGGTGGAGGAGTCATCCCTTGCGTGGTAGATTGTCCACCACCACCACCTAGCGGTGATCCCTTCGAGACCACTCCCGCATCGCCGCCTGCATACGGCCCACCTGCTCCACCAGCAGACGGAGGTGGCGTCATCCCGCCCGGTCGACCCTGATCAGAAGGCGCTCCTGGTGCGGACTGCATCGCCCCGCCGCCCAGGACATGATTCAGTATCTGCTCGGCCTTCGCCAGCGCGCCCTTCGTGTTCTGGTCGACACCTGCGAGCTTCTTATAGTTGGTCCAGGCTTCGTTATAGTTGGCGGCGTAGCGAGCCTTCTGGTCTTCCAATGAAGGACCCTGATAGTCCTTGTCGTCAAACCGCATTCCTGAATCAGGGTCGACGCCGTGTTGAATCATTAACTGCGCGTGCAGCGCCGTCTTCGCCGCGTTCGAGTACATCTGCGCGTTCGCAAGTCGCGTCTGGTGATGCTGCGTGATCAGGTCGGACATCGACGACGGCTGGTCATGCGGGGTCAGCTTTAGCAGCGAGAAGACACCCTCGGCGCGATCTGCAGGGATATTGCTGACTGGATTCCCGCCCGGTACGGCTTCGTCCGGTCCTGCTGCGCCGGGTACGGCTGGATTCTGTGGCGGCATCGTCTATCCAATCCCCAATGTCTTGAATATCCCTGTGAGTGAGTCCTCAAGTCCAGACGCGATCGCACCGCTCGTAGCCTTGTGGATATCGTAGGACTGTCCACGAGAGGCGAGAGAGTCCCGCGTGATATTGTTGGCGGTGGCAGATGCCAGACCTCCTGCCTGAATCCCTTGACCAGTCTCACCTAGACCAACCCCCGCTTCGGTCCCACCGACGCCTGCTAGTCCGGACGCGCCGGCTGTCCGCGCACCGAATAGCATATTGTCGATCTTCGCCGTCAGGTCCGACTCGCGCTGCTGGTTGATTCCTGCAGTACCGCCACCACGCGCGGTCCCGAGAGATGACAGTTGCCGCTTCTCAGCGTCGTTCTGCGCGATCGCTGCGTTGGTCGCCGGAGCGGTCGCTGACAGTAAGTCTGCACGGTTACCAGTGGCGAGCTTCTTGAAGTACCCACCGGCGGTGCCGAGGTCGCCGACGCCGGCGGCGGTCGTCGCCTGACCGGTCGCGGCTTGCGACTTGCCGAACGGTAGCGCCCAGTTGAAGACGTTGGACTGGTCACCAATGCCTGTCAGGAAGTTGGAACGGTCGGTCTTCGCACTACTGCCGCCGATGGAACCAGTTGAGACCAGTGAGGATAGTAATCCACCCATCAGGCGACCTCCTTCTTCGACACGGTCGGGACACCGACGCTCAGCGTGATGTACACAGGACTCTCGACCTTATGCATCCCGAGTCGCTCGCACAGCCTCGGGACATGTGGGCTGTCAGCGACGACAAACCATCCTCGGGCCTCGCACTCGACCAGATAGTTGACGGTGTCGGTCGCGAGCTTATCTGCGAGTCCTGACCCGCGCAGCTCGCGCTTGACGTGTAGCGGTCCCGCGAACGGAAGCATCTGCAAGACGCTGAACCCAACTATCTCGTCGCCCTGCTCCGCTAAATAGACACGCGACATCGACCGGTTGAGAGGTGACCATCCTCGCTTCTCCAGCAGGTTGTCGAGGCGCGCCCAGTCCTGATCGCTACAGAAGGGACCGTCTAGCCAGCGGCAGGTGACCTGAGCGCTCATTGGATGATCAGCGTGACCTGTGCTGCGTCGCCTACTGTGTCACAGTCGATCCAGAGCAGGTACGGGTTGAATACGTTCATGACCATCGGCGCCGACGCAATCACTCCTGTCTGTCCAGCAGGTACCGTCAGGACAATACATCCCGTGTCGGTCCTGTTATTCGACCCCTTCCCCTTGAGGATGACATAGACATTCCCGGTGTTGTTGGTGAGTCCGTTGCCGCCATTGGACTTCATCCCTTGGATGATTATTTGCTGCGCCCGCACCGTGTACTCGTTCGCACCGACGGTCCCCGGCGTCACTTTATCCGGCGCGTTCACAAGAGTCGGGTCGACTAGCGACATCATATTGACCGGAGTCCCCGGCGTGGGTGCGAGTGAACCCAGTGGCCAAAGAGGACCTTGCCTACTTTGTAATACTGAGTTTGCCATCTATGTCTCCTCACCTAGTACTTAACTGATTTACTGCCACGCTGACATCTACCGTAGACTGCGTTCCAGTAAATGAAATCCCGTACTGAATATTGGTGCTAGCCTTAGCTCGAAAGGCTTGCCGAATAGAACCAAGACTGGCCGAACCTAGAGTTGTGCAGGCGGCATTTGCAGTGGCAGTCTGCACTGTGTTACTTGTATCGGTAAAAGTTATCGTCAGCGTGCCTACGCCAGTAGAAGTCGTCCCGGTACAGTTGATATCAGCATCTACTGTATAGAACGCATCGCTGGCCCCCGTCGTAACTATGGTAGTTGTGCCTAAAGTGGAGTTGCGGGCGAGGTTTTGTGCGTAGCCGATCTGTATCGCGCTGCCGACCGCTCCGTTAAAGGTGATGTTGGGAGCGAATCCGCAAACGGCATCCCAATTCGCGCCATTGCTTTGCAAGTTGCAAATTTCGTTAGGAGCTAACACCAGAGTCGTCTGTCCGTTGATTGTCGAAGAGGTCGAAGTTACCGTCTGAGTTCCAGTCGACGCGTTCTCCACCACCACCTGCCAGCCCGCGACAAAGGTTGGATGGTTCGAGATGGAGGCGATTGTTTGCGAAAAAGATATTGCACCTAAACTGGTTGTAGAAATCGAGTTGGAATTGCTCAAGAACCGATTAGAAGCCGATCCGGTATTGCCATTAAGTAACGAATCCTTTTCTACGAATCCCGAGGGAGGCAGGTTGGTGCCATTCTGTTGATTGATGATAGCAACCGCGTTGGTAAAGTGAATAGGATTAGTCAAGCTGATGTTGCTAAACCCGCTTGGCGAAATCCCAGTCTGCGCATTGTCGAAGGTTGTTCCTACCAGCTCCATTGCGAATAAGCCTATTTGACTCGCTGATCCAAGCGTATAGTTGACGGTGATTGTGACCGATCCGCCGCCGACCAAGGATGGGCAAAAGTAGACATAAGACGCGTTAGCGCCCGTGGTCGCGCTCTGCTGGGGACAACTATCTCCAGTAGACAGGCTTAGAGAACTGACCGTAGAGGTTCCGTTGGCGTTGATGCTGATCCACATCTGATGTCCGGCGGTGGTAGCGAATGAAGAAGATGTAAATGGTGGGCTTCCACCCATATTCACTTGTGCCCGCATGGCCACAAATGGATCTGACGAGATCGTGCCCGGTTGTGGCAGGGTGACAGCCGCAGCGCTGGTGGTAAAGCGCAGCCTATTCCCGTTGTCGGTATCTACCACGGTATAATTGCCGCTGAAATTGCTCCAAGTGCCTGCAATGGTTCCGGTCGTGCTGCCTGAAATGCTGATGGTATTTCCAGAGGTAGATACCCCAGTCGAACCCACGCCTTGAATCGTCACCGCTGGCCCCGTGGCGGAGTTGACGCTGTTGATGCCGCCACCCTTACCGTTGTTGCCTCCGCCCTTCGGATTCTGCGCCAGCATACCTGTCAGGCTGATAAGCGAGTTTCCTGATCCACCATTGGCGTTGAGAATGGAGAAGTTGGGCTGGCCCGCCGTAGCCGTCTGTGCTCCCGTGTCGTGAAGCTGGCCGTCGGTAGTAACCGACATAATCGCTTCATTAAGCGCGGTTGATCCATTGTCGAAGGTAGCAGAACAGTTTACCGTCCAACATACGACTACCGTGCCTGCTGCAGCCACGCTGGCTTTGGCTATACCTACGAATCCGGCGCCGGGATTCGCCGCGACGTGTGAACAGGGCAGGACCTTGGGCCGTCCAGCCGCATCCACGTTTGAGGTCGCGCAAAGCGCTAGACCTGCAGTGACGCCTCCCGTGTCAACCGTGTACTCCTCGTAGTCACCATTAACGGCGGTGTTGATTCCGTTCGGGCAGCGCGTCGGATTGACACCATCGCTGGTGCAGCCGACAGCGGGTCCGGTCGGGCTGCCGCCTGCGGTACCGCCGCTTACGTTGGACTGTGCGAACACAGGAGCGAGTCCCGCCAGCATCAATATCGTTAGTAGTAGATATCGTCTCATATTAGTACGCCACACAACTTACTCTAAGAATGTCCGACACGCCCCATGCGATCGCCGCGCCCGTACTCGTAGTCTGGTTCTGAACGGTCGCCGTCGACACGGTAGAGGCGGTCTGGCGCGTATTGTACGCTACGTTGGCCGCGGCGGCGGTAATATCGTTGACCCAGCAGTTCCAGCCGGTCGGCGCGGTCGGGAGGCCGATGACGCCGCTGGAGGCAGATGCGCCAGTACCGACGTTGACGGTGAAGGCCAAGGGACCATTGTTGGCTGCTATCGAAGGTCCGGTGCCGAAGCCGCTACTGACTGTCGGCGCGCCCTGACGGACTGCGGTGTTGAAGGTCAGGTTGCCGGAGCCGTCGTCCTGAACAAGTCCAGCAGCATCCGCCGAGGGTACCGTCCAGTTGAAGCTGGACACGGATGCGGGCGCGACGATGCCGAAGGTTCCGCCGCCGCTGGCTGTCAGTGAGAGCTTTCCGGATCCAGCGCCATTACTGGTCAGACTCAGCGCCGTGAACGCACCTAGGAGCGTCCCGACGCCAGCTTTGGTAACGCTCCACTGCGCCGTCCCGCCGACGCGGAGACGCTCAAGGAAGCTCCCGCCAGCTGACGCGGTATCCGTCACGTCGAGTAGAATGCCGTCGAAGGTCGTCCCGCCTGAGTTGTAAGTCCCGGTGATGTCGAGAATCTGGTTAGCGGTGATGGTCCCTGCGGCTAGTGTCTTCTGACCGCCAATGGTCTGCGCTCCAGTAGTGACCAACCCCCGATTGACCGCCGACGCCGATGGGATGTTGAACGTGTGAGTTGTTCCGGACGAGCTGATTCCGAAATCTGTCCCAGCCGTCCCGGTTGCGAAGGTCTGAGTCGTCCCAGTAAGTCCGTTTAAAGAGGTGATTCCCGTCGCCGGTGGTGCGCTCCATGTCCCATCCCCTCTCCAGAACGTCGAGCTGGACGCGCTGGTCCCGCTATTCAGATTTGTGACGGGCAGATTCCCGCTTACGTCGGTCGTCAGGCTGACCGCAGCGAACGATGGCGCTCCACCAGCATTGCCGTGCAAGACGGTAGTAGTCGTCCCAAGGGAACCGAGGGTCGAGACAGCGGTCGTGTTTCCGCCGATCACCAGTTGATTTATAGTCAAGGTCCCGCCTGCTGTTACGTTCCCGCTGCCTGCTGGCGTCGCCCATGTTCCGTCACCTCTCCAAAAGGTCGTGCTGGATGCCAAGGTACCTGAGTTCAGGTTGGCTACCGGAAGGTTACCTGTCACGTCGGTCGTGAGGCTGACGGCACCAAAGGATGGTAGGCCAGCAGCGTTCCCGTGGAGAACGGTCGTAGTTGTGCCAGTAGATGCTAGGGTCTGAGACCCCTGGCTGCCGCTGCCTACCATCAAAGAATTACTAGTCAAGGAGGCTGCGGAGGTTACACAAGTAGCGCATCCGACCGTTCCCGTCGTAGTGACAGTGCCACCGGTGAGCGGGCTGCTGAAGGTTATGCTGGTGACGGTGCCGGTGCCGGGTGGGGCTGCCCATGTGCCATCTCCGCGCCAGAAAGTAGTCGAGGATGCCGACGTGCCGCCGTTCAGGTTCGTCACGGGCAGGTTCCCTGTGATGTCGGTCGAGAGCGCTACAGGACCGAACGAGGGTGCGCCGCCGACATTGCCATGTAGGACCGTCACGGTCGACCCGAGCGACCCGAGAGTCGAAGTCGCCTGCCCGCCACCACCGATCACAAGCTGGTTGAGGGTGAGCGACGCCGCACTGGTCACGCAGGTCGCACACGAGATCGTCCCAGTAGTCGCGATCGGTCCGCCGCTGATAGGACCCGTGGTCGAGATAAGACTGACGCTACCTGAACCTGAAGGCACCGCCCACGTACCGTCGCCGCGCCAGAAGGTGGTCGCTCCAGCGCTGGTCCCACTGTTAAGGTGACTAGTAGACAGGTTCCCGGTGATCCCGGTCGCGAGAGAGATGAGCGGGATGTCGGCCGCGACCAGCGTGCGAAAGGTCGGCGCCACCGAACCACCAGTGGTCGGTCCTGCGAGGACGGTATTCGCTGCCTGACTGGTAACCGTGAAGGTTAGTAAGGGAGTCGTGGTAGATGTCGTGACCGCGAAGGTCGCGAATGGCCCGAGGGTACCGGCTGCGCTGAAACTGGAGACTCCGCCACCACCGCCGCCGCTGTTCGCCTGCGACCATTGATTCGCTGATGGTCCACAAGCCATAAGCTGGCCTGTCGTTAGGTCCCAGATGATTGGCTCTTGGCGACCGACGGTTGCTGGAGTGCAGGCTGGGAGCGGCTCCGGTGAGGACTGGACCAGGGTGGACTTACCAGATCCACCCTGAGCTTGCGTTTGCGGACAGCCGGAGAGTACGAGTACGAAGAATGGCAGGGCTAGGTAGAGTCGTCTCATCATGAACTCCCGATCACGTCATACCCACTTGTCCCGTTGGCGTACAAACGGACATATTGATACTGGTTGGTTAGATCCCACTCGGTCTGGTTGTCGATCGTGTCGGTCCCCTGCGTGAGAATCTGCGCCGCACCCGCGCCTGCATCCAGTTTCTTGACCAGATAAATCTTCCCTGAGACGGAGCCTGAGTTGGGGAGGGTGATCGGGATATTGAGTCCGGACGTCGTGACGCGGATGACCATCTCCGGATAGGGTGTGAAGGTCGCGAGGTAGGCGGAGTTGACGTTGACGACCTGGACACCGCCCAAAGTGTTGACGATGCCGAACGCCGTGTTCAGAATCGTCCCCCATTGATTCGCCGATCCACCAACCGTTGGCAGCACTAGATTCAGTGTCGTCGTCATTGGCACACACTCCCCGCTCCGGATAATGTCACGTTTCCGGTCATCGCGCACTTAATAGTTATGCCGTTGCCGGTCAGGGTAGCGACGTGTGGAGAGCCAGCGGCGTTATCTGTGACGGTTACCGCGCCTGTCCTGCCTCCAGTCGCTGTCGGCGTGAAGGTGACGTTCAGGGAGCAGGTCGCTAACGGTGCCAGCGTCCCGCCACAATTAGTAGATGGGACCGTCGTGACAGCGAAGTCTCCCGAGGCGGCGACGGACGAGACGGTCAGCGTCCCCGAGCCTGTGTTGGTCAGGATGATCGACCGGACAGTCGACGTCGTTGAGACGGACTGGTCACCGAAGTTCAGTGAGGTCGGACTCAGCGTGACGACAGGTGTCTGCGCGACTCCGGTACCTGAGAGCGCTACCGTCTGCGGCGACCCGGTCGCGTTATCTACAACGGTCAGGTTCGCGGAGCGCGCTCCCGGCGCGGTTGGCAGGAAGGTAATGTTGAAGGTGCAGCTAACCGTCGATAGCAGCAGAGAGGGACAGTTGTCGGTGAAGCTGAAGTCTCCCGCGTTCGGACCTGTGATGGACTTGCTGCTGATGGTGACGGTCCCGCCTGAGCCGCTCGTGTTGGTGAGGGTGACGGACTGAGACGCAGATGGTGACCCGACTATAGTGGATGCGAAGACGCGACTCGCGGGTAGCAGTGAGACGGTCAGAGTCGCCGGCGTCGTCACCGTGATCTCGTTCGACTTCGCACTCTCGGCACCGGACTGCCATGCGCCGCCGCCGGTACCGGATCCGCTTGTCGATGAGGCGAAGGTGAAGGTAGTAGAGGTCGGCTGCCCTGTCGAGGTGAAGGTCCCGTTGAACGCAACGGTCGAGTCTCCCGCGATAGTGAAGGCGGTCCCGCTCGGGAAGGTACACGCCGCGGCGCAGGTCACGGTCGCCGTCGATCCGTTCCCATTGATACTAGAGACGACGCCGCCAACAAAGGCCGTGACGACGTAGAAGTAGGTCCCATTGACGGGAGTGTCGGTCACGCTAGTAGATGTGATCCCAGACTTGACGGCGACATAAGGCCCGCCATGCACCGTCCCTCTATATTCAGTGTAAGCGGTCGGTGCGGGTGTGCCTGCCGATGCCGTCCACAATAGCGATACTGTCGACCCTGAGACCGTTCCCGTGAGTCCGGTCGGTGCTGCGGGAGCCACGGAACCGGAGACAACTTGATATGCCCCAACAGTCCATTGTCCAGTCGCAGGCCGCGCGTTGCCCGTGCCTGATGCTCCCGCACCTACTACTTGCGGCTTATCGAAGCAGAGTGGAACGAGCTGTCCGGTACACTGGCTACTCAAATTCGTCCCGGAACCCATGTTGAGCGCAGGCGATCCGGATTGTGGGACGAAGGTGCTGGAGTTAAGTAGAGGCGCGGCGCTGACTGAGTTCGGCGTGTCGAGTCCGGTAGCGGAGATCCATGCCGCGAAGGTCGCCTGGAATGTCCCGTCAGGATGCACGAAATACTGCAGGTTCTTGAACGCGGACGGTAGATCGTAGAGGTTATAGTTCGCTGCGCTGACCGTGTTCCCTGCGTAAAGGTCGATGGCCGAGACGGCGTTGCTGCAAATGTTGTTCTGCAGGACGATACCAGACGCGCCGCTGTCTCTAATGCGGATACAGTTCTGCGGCGCTCCTTGCGCGATACCGACCATCGTATTGTTCAGGAAGTTGACGTTGTGCGGCCCGAATCCCATGACGATATGGGCTTCAGGAGAACCGGCAGGGGTTGGCGGGCTAAGGATGCTTACCGGAGCGCCAAGTAGATTGTTGAATACGTTGATACCGAACATGCCGCCGCCGCTGCCTGAGAGGAAGATATACCCGGTCCCGTTTACGTTCGTCGAACCCCAGACGTGATTGTTCCAGATGCTGGAGCTGGTGAAGGTCGTACTCGGCGCGAACGCTGAGAAAAAGATCCCGTCGAAGTGGAAGTTGAACGCCCCGTCGAACCAGTTTGCGAAGTCGTGGATGTCGTTGTCATGGACTAGGACTCCGGTCGCGGTCGATCCGTTGTTGTTATCTAGCAGCGCGATGCCCCATACAATGTTGGAGATGGTGTTGTGGTCGAACTCGGAATTAGAGAATCCCGGCCCGTACTGCACGAAGATACCGCTGTGCGCGTCGTGAATGGTGAGGTTGTGGAAGTGCAGCCCTGACTGCGGCGATGCACACGAATTTACGGAGATCGCCCCTGAACTGCCGCCGTCCTCTCCAGACGGAACGTGGACGTACATGTTGATGAAGCTGAGATTCTTGATTTCGATATTGCTGCCACAAGTTACCGAGACTCCGCCTGTGCCGAGCTGGTTCGCCAGTAGAGAGCCGTTGGCTGTGTTTTGGATGACGCCGTTCGTTCCTCCGTCGATGACGATGTTGCTCTTGTTGCTCATCGTGAAGGCTGCGCCCCAGGCAGCGGAAGTCATCACCGCCCCCGGCTCAAATAGAAACGTGATCGGATTCCCTGTCGTGCCGCTGGCCCCGACGGTGATTCCGGTAGCGCTAAGAGCGCCTGTGATCGTCCCGCACAGATGGATGGTGATGCCTGGTATCTGGTCGCCGATCAGGATCGGGAGAGCCTTAGCATCAGCACAGTCCGCGCCATTACCCGCGCCTGCTGCGGTCTGCGCGTAGTAGACATTCGAACCGGTCGGGGACAGCCCGCCGAGATAGCTCTCTAGGTAAGTGTAGCCGTTCGGGGCGGTTGTCTTGTAGAGATTCGGGTCCGACGTGCTCAGCCCGTACTTGGTCTTCCATGCGTCGGCGATGCCGTCGTGCAAGGTGCTGGCGCAAGCCGTCCCTGCGACTAGTGTCGGGAATCCTCCTACGTCAGCCTGTGTCGTGGGAACGTGCCCGCCTCCATAAGCGGTTCCGGTTGTCGGTCCTGTCGCGTTGTTAAAGTACCCGACCATAAGCGTGTCGAGCGAGTCACGGTTACTCACGAAGGTTCCATCGCAGGCCGTATCACTCAACTTCTGCGACGCGCCTACGCCGCCCGTTACGCTGCTGGCCAGAGTAGCGGTTGGACCTGCGGTGATCGCAGTCCCGGTCGCAGGAGCGGACTGTGGAGTCCCGCGCACCCACGCACTCGGAGCGGGGCTTATCGTTCCTGGTCCTTCAGCGCTGTCTTGGCGGTACATGTTGGCGGCGTTGTTGGCTGCAGTCGGATCGTTCGGACCTATGTTGCCGCTCATGTAGACAGAAGGCTGCGAGTTCGGCCCGCAGTCGGAGTTGCAGGTCTGGTTCCAGTATGAGGTGATCTCCCATCCGCTAGCTGATCCCGTTCCAGTGAACATCGGCCCAGCCTTGTAAATGTTGTTGATGTAGTCGAGCGCGATGCCACCGCCACCGAGGGACGAGTAGTAGAACCAATCGTAGACTAGGTTGTTTACGAAGCGCGAGTTCTGACCCTTCAGTAGAGGGTTGCGGTGCGTGGCGACGCCGATCAGATTATGGTGGAAGTCGATATCGATCATGGACGCCGTACCGGTCAGGTCATTCGCTCCGGATAGGATAGCGGTCGGATGGTCGCCCAGCATTAGTCCAGCGATGCTCCATGACAGTGTCTGGTTATGCTTGCCTGATTGATCGTTGCTGAAGGTCACATAGGACTCGCCGTGAGCGAGTTCCAGCGAGCAATGGTCGATCATGATGTTGTAGCCGTCTCCGAAGTTACCGACGAGGACCGCGCTGCCGTCACCAGAACCAGCCCCATCTAGGGAGTTGAATCCCGGCCGGAACTTCATATAGCGGACGATAACGTCGTGCGTATTGATCTGTAAGGTATGCGTCGGGGAGATGGTGATTCCAGTCCCGATGACTTGGATTCCTCCGCCCGGCGCGGTCTGTCCGGCGATGGTGAGGAAGGGATTGGTGACGATCAGCGCTGACAGCAGCGTGATCGTGCCGCCCGTGCGGAACACGCAGGTCCGTGGTCCTGACGCGATGACGCAGGCACGTAGGGAGCCAGCCCCGCTATCGTTCAGGTTAGTGACCTCAAAGACGACGCCGCCGCGCCCGCCAACGCTGGCCGCTCCGCCACCCTGAGCGCCAGGGAAGGCGACGACCTGTGCGCGCGTCGCGATAGAGAGCAGCAGTAGCAGAGGCAGCAGGGCCAGGTGTCGCTTCATGCTGGGCATCTTATCATTTGAACACGAACCTGCGGTTATTTTTGTCATACGTAAGAGTGGTCCCGTCGGCGAGCTGGGTCGTGTCGGACGGTTCGACCGGGAGACCAAGGAGGCGCGACACGGAGGCAGTGCTGGTCGACGACGCCGACGACTGCGGCGAAGCCGCTTGAGAGGACTTGACCTGAGCCTGTAACGCAGCGTGCGAGTCCTGTAGGTCATATAGGATGCGGAGGGTCTCTCGAAAGGACCGTTCGGTGGACTGCGGGTCCTTCAACTGCTCATGGCTTGGGTACCAGCGGGTGGTCATAAAGGTGCTCCATCTACGGGTCCGGACAGGAAGGACTTGATGACGGCGTAGGGATCCTGACGAGACCAAGCCCCGACTAGAACCTCGCTATCATCAAGAAATATCTGAAAAGGCGCTGATGAAGTCGCGGCGAACGCATACAACTGTCCCTTATTCGCGCTGACCCTAAACAGCTTCTTGACATACGTGCCCGCCGACGATGGAAGCGTGATAGGCAGTGGAGACTGACCGTCGTAGGAAGTGATTTGCAGCGTCACGTCGGCTGCCGAGATGTAGGCGATGGACACTTGTGGAAGATGCCCGTACCCTTGCATCCCAAAACTGGTCCCGAGCGTCCGCCACTGGATGGTCTGTGCTGGCTGAATTACATAGGAGGTCTGCCACAGGAACAGAGTGGTTGGCTCGGTCTGCGTGGTGAAGTCGTCGGTCCAACTGAAATAGAGTCCCATGAAGGCGCTGACGACGAGAGCGTTGCCGACACTGACTGGTTGACGGGCGCGGGTGGCGGAGGCAGCGACCGCGAGCGGCGCTCCGACCTGCACCGCCTGTGACATCATGTTGATGGTCATGCCAGACGGGCAGATGGCGTCGACGAACGTGTCGCCCCACTGCTTCAGTGCGCGCAAGTCCCCGCCTGGGTCCTCGAACGTGGCGAGCAGGACCGGGATAGGTCCGTCCAAGTCGTTATTGAAGGGCGCTTGGATAGAGACGCGTCCCTTGATGTCGGCCATCAGTAGCTCTGGATAGCGGGTCGCTCTCGATAGAACCGTCCCCGCCTGCTGCTCTGGATGATAGAACCGCGTGACCTGCGACGCGTAGAGATCGACCTCCCATGCGTTGCGTCGCGTGTCGTAGACGAGAGTGTTGTAATTACCGAGGTTGTCCTGATACGTGGCGTAGAGGTAGTAGTTACAGTAGGTTAAGCGGAACGTGCCAGCCTGAGCGTAGTCGGGTGGAAGGACCGTGTGCGCCAGTCCTGGAGGCCCGTAGGTCTGCGCCTCTCCAGGGACGCCGTCATGCGGGAATAGGTTATAGAGATCAGCGTCGGTCAGCGATCCTTTGCCGGATGACCAGATCCCGTCCTTCGCCCAGAAGAAGATCTGCGAGCCGTCGGTGGTGCAAGCGTAGGGTGCGGCGAGTCCGCGCGGGAGAGGCTGCTGGACTGGATTATAGCGCTGCAACGGGTTGGTTGGTTGAGGATAGAGTGCCCACCAGCGCTCGGTGGAGGCGACGAACGAGAGTCCATCGAGGACTAGGCCACCCATCAGCGGCTCTGTCGGCGCGACTAGCTCCTGGTTGAACGCGTCCGGCGCACTGTCCGGATTATTCCCCTTGGCGAAGTAGAGCGTCCCTGGACGGAGTAGGTCCCCGACCGCGAATACGGTCCCGTTCACGTCTGGTCCCCACATGTAGGGAAGGAACTGTCGCGCGAGAGCAGGCTCGTAGATCGTGACCTGACCGTTATCCGAGATGGCACCTTGGTTGAATCCAGCAGTGCATTCGACGAACTCGAACAGGTAGCTAGTCCCACTGAGTAGGACTGGTCGCTTCCGGAGCGTGTAGACGGACTGGCCCCCAAGGTTGACAAGGTTACCGGGAAGGAACCGGAGCGCATTGGTCGGGGACGGGATAGAGACGACCGCCTCCGTACCGACGATGATCGACGCCGTCGCGTTGAGCGGGAAGTCGATAGAGGGCCACGGCTCGAAGTTATCGAAGTCCAGCGCCTCGCCTGCCTGAGCGGCTTCGTCAGGGTAATTGTCTTGGAAGGAGGTCGCGCTGGAGACGATGGAGCCGATGAAGCGCCAACTGGTGACCGAGCCACCGAAGCGGAAGACGTCCCAGCGATCTATTTGGGCGTCGTAGGCCGCTGACGGGAGATCGACCTGGACAGGCTGGCGCCGCGCGGGGATGCCGTAGCGCATATCCGGGGATGGATTCCCGATCGCGCCGGTTAGGCTTGAGCGCGGCCGGACCCGGTAGCGATAAGGCTCGCCGATGTCGCCGACGTCAGGCTGGCCGCCGCCGACGAACGCGATAGAGGAGATGCTGATCCGGACAGTCGCAACCGCGTTTACATAGACCTGCACTGCGTTTATGTTGGCGAGTGTCTTGGTCTGGTCGCCGCCGATTCGCGTGAGGGCGCTGATCGGGATCCAGACCTCGGTCCATTGGCCTTCGCCGGCGACTGAGGGCGTCGACGTCGTCAGGTTGAGCTGACCGGCGCCCTGGTACGTGTTCGTTTCGGACACGATGGCTTGGGTCGCTGCGAGGAGCGTGATTGGCGTCGTCGCCGTCGTAGCGCTGACAAGGTCCGACGGTCGCACTCCGGTCATGAACCAGTTCGACAGGAAGGTCCCGTCACTGACGTCGAACTGCAGGCGCATCTCGGCGAGATTGGCTGGATTGTCGACCAGTACCGAGAAGTGCAGGTAGTCCGATTCCTGGAACGCTCCGGTCCCGACGCCGATCGAGGCCGCTCCTGCCGAGATATTGATCTCATATACTCGGTGGACCATGTCGTCGTGCGAGTCTGTGAAGGCCATTACCTGGACCTGGGTAAGGTCCTGGTTTGCAGGGAGAGGGATGGAGTCCCATTGCTGCGGGCGTGAGAGCGGCTGGACCGATGGGAGTAGCGGCCCCATGTTGTAGATCTGGTTCCAGGTGAGGCCATTGTCGAGCGAGTACCAGATTCCCGCAGAGCGTCTATTAACCGACAGTCCGTCATCTCCATTCGCGAGGACACGGGAGTTGATATTCAGAGCCATACTGGATTGCGGGACGCCGCCGAAGAACGCCCAGATGGAGCCGTAGTAAGTGTGGGTGTGCTGGCCGGTCGCGTCGGCGAAAGTGGTCGTACTGCCGTCGCTGACATTCCCTGGATTGTTGTATCCGGACGTAGTGGACGGATCCAGCCCCCAACCGAATCCCTGATTGACGCCCATCTCGTAAGCGCCGACATGACCGTTAGGTCCCCAGCCATTCAGGGTCGAGGTCGCGCGGACAATGATCGTCCCAGTCGGTCCACCGCCTGGAGGTCCGGTTGTAAGGGTCCCAAGTCCGGTCCCGACAGAAAAGGTCTCGACGTTGCCCATGTCGCCGATGATGGGAGTCCCGGCGGTGACCGTCGCGCCCTGCGGGACGCCATTCACAATAATGGTTGGCAGCCCGACGACGTTCTCGCCCGCCGAGTGTGGATTGTTCAGGAATAGTTCGATGCATATCTGGTTGTCGGGGCCGGACGTGACCGACCTGACGAAGGCGGACTCGGAGCCGATCTGGATGATCGCGCCGCGGACGAGCTGGGCGATCACCTCGGAGTTGTCGAGGATCACGCCGGACTGTGTCTGCTGGAGCTTGGCCTTCGACGGAGCGGTGATCCCTTGCAGAGCGACAACGGTCAGCCCGTCAGGCTTCGTGTAGATTGCCTGGACGGTCATGCTGATCGACAAGGGCGCGATGACCTCTTCGACGATGGCGATGAAGGGTGAGGCTCCGTTGAAGTAGAGGATCTCGCCACGCTGGTACTGGACGGTCGGCGAGACCTGGATGCTGATCCGCGGCGGCGTCACAGGATGGAGATGGCCTTCGGGCGTCGGGAATACCGGGTCTCCAAAGGAGGCGACGATGATATCGCTGGAACGTGAACCGGAGGTCCACGCCGAGGCCGTCCCGCCTGTGTTCCATGTGCCGCCCGGCGAGAGGATCTCGAAAAAGGACTGCGCGACCTGCGCGGCTTCGCAGGCTGGTTGCGGCTCTGCTATACCGACCTTGGACGCGACGACGGTCGGGTTAGGCGCACTGAACTTCTGGTAGTCGTCCCCATTAGCGATATACATGTACGGGTTCGGGGACTGGTTGGGGCGGAACGGGACGAACACAGCACCGAGGCTGCCGGGAGTAAGTGTCCCGACCTGAGTCCCGTTGTCGAGCCAGATCGCGTCGGTCGAGTCGCGGGCGAGAGTGCGCGGGACGCCATCCGTTTCGAGTTCGACATAGGAGCGCATGTCTGTGACGGGAGCGGTTCCTGTCGCGAACGAGAGGACCTGCCCCGCGCGGGTCTCGATCGACAGGTCATTGATGACCCTTACATTCTGCGCGTATGGGTACTGGTCCGGTGCCAGCGAATCGGGTGGATTGTTCGGTGACCAGCCCTTGAAGGCTGCACGGTGGCCTTGTCGGTCGCGTGTAAAGGTCTCGTTCGGCATCCTACTGTTCCTCGACCGGGACGGGTTGCTGGACCGGATTCAGGTTGCGCTCACGGACGGCCATGCCCATGAGTGTGTCGGTGTACTCGCCCGCCTCGCTCAACTTGCGATTGTAGAGAGTCGCCTGCGACATGAACCGCTTGTAGAGCGGCATCGTCGCCATGAAGTCCGCGCCGCCTGCCTTCAGCATCGCGATGTGGACGCAGTAGTCTAGGAGCGCGTCAAGGTCCTCGCGAGAAACCTGAACGAGGTCAGCATCCAAAGTAGGTACAGGCGCATTTTCCACCACCGTCACGGTTAGGTCGTAAGGGACGCCGTTCACGCCGCTATCCGCAGGCGGATTGAGTGCGAATAGGTTCATCCCGGCGTAGCTGACCGACTGAGGGACTCCTGGGTCCGCGCCTTGCCATGAGGTGTTGTAGAGGTCGGTCCCACGGACACTGCTGACCTGCGCTGGGACATTGTTCACGCGCATCGCCAGCAACGCAGGCGCGGAGTCGCGCAGGATTGCAGCGAGCTGTCGGTAGCGTTGCTCACAGTAGGCAGCGCGTAAAGGATCCTGCGCGTTCGACTCTCGTGCGAACAGGTCAGCCAGCGCGCCCCACTTGAGAGCAGGGGTCCAGTCATCGGGGATAAGGAATGGAGTCGCTGTACCTGCGAAGGAAAGCGGTACGCCCGCCTCGACGGTCAGGAGTTCGTAGCTGCCTCCAAAGGCAGGCGGGCAGTTCGTATCGAACGATAAGGGAGGCTGCGTCGTCAATAGGTACGTTGAGGGGAGTCCCGGTGTCCCGGCCGGATTCAGCGTGTAGAGCGCATCGTAGGACTGTTCCGCGAACGTGTCCTCGGGCCAGAGGACGGACGGCCTCGGGATGTCGATCCGCGCAGCCGCTGACCGCCCATAGATCCCGAATCCATAGCGGCCAGTGCCATAACCTTTGCCTGTAAGCACTGACTGAGTCGGGAGATAGGCCATCCGCCTGACGTCAATGACCGTGTCAGGGAGCGTAATTCTCCCGGCGACAGCGCCAACCGTGCGGACAGTCTGCGTGCAGCTCGAGATCGAGAGGAGTTCATCGCGTCTCCGTTGGACGGCTTGGACGATGTCGTCGTTCGAGAACTGGGCGGAGACGACGCCTGTCGGCGGCTCCAGCAGATGGTAGAGGATGGTCGCGTAGAGGGATTGGTCGGGGACGGTGTAGGGCCGGAGCGTGTTAGCCAGACTCGGGATATCGTACCAAGTGGTCAATATCGCCGACGGGGAAGTGAAATCGCCACGCCAGTACCCAGTGAGTGCATTCCAGGTCCGCAGCGCTTCTGTAGCATAGATACCGAGTTCCGCATCCGTCCAGAAGACCATACTTGGGTCGTATAAGCGGCGCGAAAGCGCCTGTCTGAACTGTAGGAACGATATGTAGGCATACGGGAGCGCCTGAGTGGCCATTCACTTATTCTCTCCGACCTTAGTCGTGCTACCGAACGCCCAGTTCGCGAATCCCCCGGTCATCATCGTCAGGCCGCCGAGGATGTAGTCGAGGCCGTAGCTTGAATCTTGGCTGACCTTGCCGAGCGCGATGACCGCTGCCAGAGTCGCTAGAACGACCAGCGCAAGGAAGCCGAAGATCATCTTCTGTTGCTCAACACTCACTTCCCGCTCCGCTTACCACTCTTCTTGTACTCGCTCTTGCCAGCCTTCGCGGCACGTTTCTCGCTCAACATGATGGCGATTGCTTGTTTGCGGTTGCTGACCTTGGGACCGGATTTCGACCCGCTATGAAGCTCGCCCTCCTTGAACTTGTGCATCACCTCTTCAGCAGGCATCCTAGCTACCTCTTCCCATGCGATGCCTTCTTGGCATTGGCGGCAAAGTTGGCCTTCTTCGCAGCCTTACCACCCTTCTTGCGCGCGGCGGCGATCTTCTTCGGAGTCGCCTTCCCAAACGAGCCGACGGTACCTTTCTCCTTCATCCGTTCAGCGGCGTGCTCCATCCACTTAGGATCGTCGGCCATCTCAGTATCCCTTCGACATCGACGACACGGACTTCGGCTTGAGCGCCTTCTGGCCGAGAGTCTTGACACCCGTCTTGTGCGGCGCACCGACCTTGGACGCGGTGATGTTGGAGCCGAACGAGCCGGTCCCGCCCATCACAGCAGGGTCGGACTTCGGCTCTAAGTCCTTCGATTGCGACTCGATGGACGGGCCGCGATAGACCTTCAACATTGCCATCGTCAGTCCTCCTCGACGCGGAACCGGATACGCTCGCCTGCCTGACCGGTGCGAAGGCAGCGGTTGAAGCGCTCCGACTGCGAGTCGGTGACATGCCCGCGTCCCATGACGCGCTCGGTCAGCCCGCCGCCGGTCTCGTAGTAGTCGGTCTCGCTGTAGAGATCGTCCTTGTACGAGTCGCAATGTAGACGAGTCGCGCCGAGGATGCGTGCGTTCGCCGCTTCGCTGGCATAGGATTTGTCGCGCATATTGAGTCTCCTTGTGTCGAACTATACCACTAGTAGCACACCCACGCACCACGGATACGGTGCGCCTCTGCACCGCTTCCACCCACAGCGCACTTGTCGCCGGGGTGAGCGGGGACGGCGCAATCGGTGCAATAGGTGATGTAACCGTCGGTGATAGCCATGGCATCGCGTCCGGTCATGTCCGCCATCGCGAGGTCGGCGAAGGTGTGCGGCATCAGGCGAAGTAGAGCGTGCGTGCCGAGCTGCTGCGATAGGAGCGGATACGCTAGGAGCAGGACGACCAGAGTTGCGAGGATGATAAGAGTGCGCTTCATACTTCCTCCATTTATTTAGCCGCGACGGTCCAGTTGGTCCCGTCGCAATACCCAAGAACATGATTGGTGCTGCTGCCTGTGATAGTGGCACCCCAGACGTTGGTCGTCGAATCGGTGATTGCGGCGAAGGAGCCTTCCGTGCCGGCAGCACAGGCTGGAAGGGATGCGAACGGAAGCGGCGACCGCTGCACATTGTCGTGGCTGGACGCAGTCGTGATGACCAGCCCAGGGAGCGCGGACATGCCGATCGCGAGGCTGCTGTTGGTCGAGTTCGAGACGTTCTCGCCGACGATATAACAGTTGCTGCAGTTAGATAGAGTGCTCACGTCACCATGGATCGCGCCGTTGGTGATGGGACCTGTGATCGTGTTCCCGATACCTGCTACGGTGACCGACTGGATAGAGTTCCCTGTGGCGGTGAAAGCGTTGTTCTTACCGACCCAACTCACCGACTGGATGTTGGTGCTAGATGCGAGACCGCCGGTGATGGTGAAGCTGTTCCCGTTGCCGACGCCATGGAGACAGTTAGCTTGGTTGACATGGCCGCCGGACGGATTACCGACGGTGATGGTGTCGAAGCTGCCGAGCATCTGGGTGTCGAGAACATCGGCGTTGATGCCGCCGAGGGTGATCGTCGCGTCGAACTCGGCGATGATCGAGTTCGCGAAGTGGACCGAGGCGGCGGACGTATTGAGAGAGTTGCTCTCGCCGATGTTGAACACTTCCTGACCGCTCATCACGTTCTGGTCGCCGAAGACGTAGCCGGTGTTGAGGCCAATCGTATTCTGGTAGCCGAGAGCGACCTGCGTGTAGACACCGCCAGCCGCGCCGAGGGTATTGTTGTCACCGAGCGCGGTGCAGCTCAAGCATCCGGTGAAGGCGTTGGTGCTGCCGAAGGCGAAGTTCTCGGACGTGACGCCGACTCCGGTAGATGCGTTATGGTCGCCGAACAGGAAGACTTCCTTGACCGCGTTCCCCGCCGAGGGTGCGGTAGCGGAGTTGGTGCCGTCGCCGATCAGCAGGATGCGCCCATTGACGCTGCTGGACGGAGTCGCGTCGTTCCAGGTCGCGTCGATCGAGTTGTAGCAGGTACCGATGGGATGCTCGGTCAGGATGCCGGTGTCGTTGCCGGGGAGAGTGCAGCCGGAGCCGGACGCGACAGGTGCCCAGATCGCGTCGACGCCGTTCGAGGTCAGGACGAAGTTGTTCGACCCGAGCGGGAGACGCGCCCAGGAAGGGTTGACGCCGGACGGGGAGGTCTGGTTCTGGGCGGTGATGACGTCGCCGCGGACGGGCGGGGAGGCGGGGATGGTGTCGAGGTGCGTCGTCGACAGGAGATTATGTGCTTGGACGGAGCCGCCGTTGTTGCAGGTCGAGCCGACGGCGAAGGGGTCGCAGAGCAGGATATCCGAGTAGGTGATGGTCTGGCTGAATCCAGCGCTGGACATCGTGACATCGTAGCGCCCGTTCGCGGCGTAAAACTGCCATTGCCCGTCGGTCTGCGACGTGAAGGGATTCGCGAGCGGGGTCAGGTTGTTGTCGCTGTAGATGGTCGCGAGGCCGCCGCCATGGACGTAAATTGTGAGGGTGCAGGATGGATGCGATGCTTGGACGCGAGTCGTCGAGTTCAATCCTGAGGTGACGACAGGTCGATTGCCTTCTTCGCACCAGCCACGCGCGGAATCATTCGCGGACGCGACGCCAGCGCTACCGAGCAGTAGAAGCAGCAGAATGAGCGGGCGATTCATGCCACCGACGTTGGCGGACCTCCGACATGATGCTGTCAACACTGGAGCGTCCGTAGATTAGTGGAAGATGGGTACCGGAGTCCAGTACTTTCGGTGGGACCCACGCGGAGGCCATGCGCTCGTCGAAGGTCAGGTAGTGGCTGGAGCTGATTGAGTTGCCGTGTGGGCGCCAGAAGATCGCGGTCGGAGTCTCTCGGTACGTGCTAATGATGCCGACGCCGGCCTGATACGAGACGACGAACTTGGATAGATCGGTCAGCGCCCACAACTCCCCGAGATTAGTCATCCCGATAACGCTTGTCCAGTAATCCTTCCCCTTCACAAGCGGCGACAGGACCTGCTCCCAGTATGGGTGGTCGTAGGACGCGCCGACCACGAGGATATGCAGGCCGAACTCGTCGTGGATGCGTCGGCCCAGCTCGACCCACTCTTGGGGCGTCCAGATCGGGCCGCGATTATGTCCCTCGACCGTGTTACCAGCGAGTGGGCCGGGGTAGAAGACACAGTAGTCGCCGATCTGGACGTGGACGTCGGCAGCGTGGATTCTCTCGACCACTTCGATCTGGAAGTCCTTGAATATATCCCACCGAATCTGGTAGTGCGGCAGCCAGTCCTCGAGGCGGAGGCCCTGCTCCAGCGCCCGGTTCGGGATGAGGACAATGTAATGCTCGTCGTTGAAGGTGTAGTCGCCATCTAAGATGTAGTTGTAGGTGCCGTCGGGATGGACGCGCGGGCCGTACGCCTGAATGGAGAACGGTTGCATGTCGACGGAGTTGACGAAGCGGAAGCGCCGGACGAAGTCGAGGGCGCGCGAGTCGACCTTGTCGCGGGAGCCGACCAGGGAGATGTCGATGGGACCATACGGGTCCAGTTTGTCGCGGACGGACTGGACCTTGTGTAGCGCCCAGACCGAGTCGCCGATTCCAGTTGGCAGGAGGAACTTCATAGCCGCTTACTTTCTTCCAGACGCACTACGTCGTCGTCCGAGTGGAATGTGCTGACTTCGTAGATCACACATGGCTCGGTCTCCCACGACCCAAGGCTGAAGCGATGGTATATCCCCGGCCCGATCGTCGCCTGATCGCCCAGCACCATGCGGGTCTTGCCGTCGCTGATTTGCAGGTCACAGCAGCCGGACTGGACGATGAAGGTCTCCTTCTTGACCTTGTGATAGTGGAGGGAGCAGGCGAATCCGGGTTGGAGAGTAAGGACCTTGAAGCAGTATTCAGGCTCGTTGACCACCCACTGCTCTACTCCCCACAGCTTCTTGACCGTCGTCATCGCACCCTCGGCGCTCTCTTGATAACCATCGTCCCCACACCTTCGGGGATGTAGATCCAGTCTAGCAGGTCCGTGATCGGGTCAAGCGCTGCGGCGACGCCGACGACAACCTGCATGTTGTGACAGTCGTCGACGAGGAGGACGCCGTCGGGGGTCAGGGCGCGCCATGCCATCTCGACGTCGTGTTGGGCTGCGGCTGGAGCGTGATTCCCGTCGACGTGGATGAAGTCGTAGGGCGGGTCAGGGAGGTCGGTTAGCTGCTGGGAGTCGACCACGAGTAGAGAGGCAGCATAGCCGAGGTCGCGGAGCTGCTGGATGGCAGGTTCGACTAGAGAGAGTCCTTGATTGGACTGCGCCTCCAGATTGTCGATGCCGAGATAGGTCGCGGACGGTGACGCGGCGAGGAAGCACTTCGCGGCGATGCCGGAGTAGACCCCGATCTCGCAGATGCGGCGCGGGTGGTAGGACTGAGCGAGCATATGCTTCGACGAGACGTAGCCCTGACGGTATTTCTCATCCATTCCCCAGAGGGAATGATGGGCGTCCCATGGAGGCAGGCCGGGAACGGTCATTGGAGACGGTCCAGGATGCGGGTGGCGATGGCTTCGGTGGTTAGGTCACGACGAAGCACGTCCTGCACACGCCTGAAGATGTCGCTCCATTCTGAACTGCCGGGGTCAAGACCTTTGTCGTGTAGCCGACGCGCTGCCTTCAGCGCAGGCTTCGGCAGCCAAAACATCGTCATGTCAGGACAGTCCTCTAGCCCTTCAAAGTAAGGTAGCGCACCTGCCGCCATAATCTCGTAGTGCCTCATGCAGTCCCATCCACCCTTCTTTCGCGTCCGTCCAAAGTAGGACTCGCTGTATTGGTCATAGTAGCGCGTCTCACTGTCGTAATAAGTGTAGGTCGAATAGTCACCGGGAATGAGCGGGGACATAACGCGCTGCTTGGCATACGGGCCGAGACGGATCTTCTCCTTCGGGATGCCGAACTGGATCGGGAGGACGTCAGGGTGCGGCGCGTAGAGTTCGCGCTTGAAGTACCAGCCGTGACCGACTGCGGGGGCGAGTTCTGGACCGTCCTCGCCGTCGATGAACACTATCTTGTTGGGTGGATAATTATCGACAACAAGAGACATAAGATCACGACTTCGATGAACAGAGCCGTATACCACACCGTCAAAATACTTCGATCTAATCTTTCCTTCAATGTCTTCACGGTCCACCTCGATGTCGGGAAGGAGCTTATAGAGCGAGTGGAACATGTAGTCGGGTGAGGTGTCGTACATGAAGTAGAGCTTGGCCACGTCGACACAGTCTGGCCCCAGTAGCGAGCGCAGCCCATGGAATACGACGTCACATTGGTAGTCCGCGCCCTTCCCACCTGAGATGTAGAGGACCTTCACGGCTCGACTCCCTCCCATCTCTCCGGCCACGCGCCCCACCAGATCTCCTCCCGCGTCCCGCCGTAGCGCTTCTTGAACGCGCCCTCGGTGTCGCTCCAGACGCCGCGCGCTGGGTCAGCCCACGGATTCACTGATTGGTTATGCAGGTGGATGAACGGGAAGTTCGTGACGGCGTACACGGGCGGGAGATGACGTAGAAAGCACTCCGTCGGGTACTCGCTGTCGTAGAAGATCCCGTCGTGTTCGTTGAAGCGACCGACCTGCTCCCAGGTCGCGATCGGGATGATCTGTCCGGTCGGGCCGAGACGGTTCCACTTCTCGATGCGCCGCGGACCTTCGTAGCGGAACCAGAAGGAGCGACCGGGAGGGTTGATATCTTGGCCGTCGAACGCTACCGTCACATACTGCTCCGCAAGGAAGCGCCAGAGGTCCTCACCTTCCATGTCCTCTCTGTCCCATTCCAAGGGAGAGCGTCGCAGGTCTACCGTAGGCGTCAGCGCCTCGAAGTGGCTGAAGCGCAGGCCGGAGGACTGGGTCAGGAGCGGGTGGTCGAACCACTGCGAGATGGAGTGACGGTGCTCCGGGAGCGGTGAGAAGATGAGGTCGTCTTGGAAGAGGCAGGCGTAGTCATGGCTTGTCCGTTGCATCAACTCAATCGCTTTGTTCAGTCCACCGTTGACGTAGCCCTCGTTATCCTTGACGAAGTAAGTATAGACTGCCGGAGTCTTTTGTAATTCGTCGAACGGAGTCCCTAACATACGGTAGGTGACGGTTGATTGGTCAACTTGGACGAAGATATCGAGGTCAGGCTCCATCCGGCGTAGAGAGCGGACGCAGCGGAGGAGCTTGTTGCCGCCTGTCGAGGCGATGACGACGCCGACTTTGTTCACAGATCCATCCCCTTGAAGATGACGCCAATCCCACCTGCGTGTAGGTCTCCGTTGGTCCCCGAACCTCTCTGCCACGCTTCGCCCGACGCTTGGTCGCGACCGATAATCTCCACGGAAGGGTACTGACGCTTGACCTCGTTCCAGAACCTGTCACTGCCTTCCTGCAACGTGATGTCGTGGAAGCCGATCAACTTAGTGGCTGCTGGATACCACATATCGAAGTCTTGTCGGCAGGCATCGTAGGAATGGTCAGCATCTATGAATACGCAGTCAGGTGGGCCGCCAAGGATGGTCAGTACTTGGTGTAGTGTCCCAAGATCATGCGAGTCCCCTTGGACATGTGGGATAGACGGGAATCCGTTCGGGAGGATGTCGACGGTGATGACGTTGATACCAACTTGGGAGTGCTCCCAACTGGAGCCGACACCGAGTTCGACGTAGGACCGGATGCCCATGCCGACGCACAGGCTGACCCACGAGTGGTACTCGGGGACGCGCTGATTAGAGCCTCGATAGATTGTCACTGACCGCCTCCACTGCGTTATCTAGCCCCTTGCCGTAGTTGCGGAACATTCGCATCGTCGGGTAGAACGGGTGCACGTCACGATTAGATGGGTACTGCCATGCGTAGTTGCCGGGAAGGACGACCCAGGTAGGGACGCCCATTGCAGCCGAGAGGTGAGCGACGCCTGTGTCCACCGAGACGACGAGGTCGCACGTAGCGATGATCTTGGCGGTGTCCAGCCAGTCCTCGATGACGGGATTATCGCACTCCGGCGGCAGCGAGTGCTTATAGTTCAGATTGACCCACTTGTGTCGTCGGTCCATCGCGTTCAGGACGTGCTGGAGCTGCGAGGCGTGCATCGACCTACATTTGGTCGGGGACATGCCTTCGCCAGCGAGGGCGCAGATGCCGACACGCTGCCCGTAGTGTAATGGCATGACTTCGTCGACGTAAGGTCCGGTCCACTGATAGTTCTCATACGTCACGCCCAACTTGTGCGGCAGCGTCAGGACCGACGTGTAGAAGTCGTAGTCGGTAAACTTGAAGTCACAGTTGCCGCCCCAGTTCTCAATGGCACCGAATTCCATGTGACGGACCAGAGGTGCCAGCGATGGCTGGCAGATATAGTCAACCTGAGCACCTTCACGCCGGAGCGTGTCAAGCCAGCGCATGAAGTAGATATTGTCACCATAACCTTCGCCTTCGACGACCAGCACTCGCTTGTCACGCAGGTCCTGTCCGGTCCACTCCGGGATGAAGTCTCGTAGCTGGGACCGCAGGTTGCAGTCCTGTAGATAGAGCGGCCATCCATACGTCAGATCACCTTGACGCAGCAGCGCGCGACCGTAGTGTCCGGCAGCGCGACGGTCACCGGGACTCAGCGAGAAGGCTTCGGCAGCGCACGGGAGCGCCTCATCGAACCGACCGAGAGACTCAAGGATGATCGACAGGTTCAAGAGGGTCGGGATGGTACGGGCGATCTGGAGCGCCTTCTCGGCGATCGGCAGCGCCTGCTCCGACATCCCTTGGTTGTAGAGGTCTGACGAGGCGTTCTGGAAGTAGGTCTCTGGACCGACCGGATCGACAGGTTCAGGTGGACGTGCAAATGGGTTCAGGGTGAGGATCACTTGATATCCCTATTCGGTGTGTTAGTATAACACCAGAATGGGCAAGATTAGACCATATAGCATGGACAAGCGCAAGTTGAAAATTAAGTCTCCTTTCGTCCGCTTTATGGAGAAGTTGAAGGTTGATCTAAAGACCGGATGCTGGATCTGGATAGGAAGTCATGGAGGACTTGGATATGCGGTCCTGTTTCTTTACAAAATCAAGGGTACACACAGGTCTGTTCGTATCTACGCGCACCGATTTAGTTATATGATTTTCGTCGGAGACATCCCACCTGACAAAGAGATTGACCATATTTGTCGCGTCCGCGACTGCGTTAATCCGGCCCACCTACGACTTGTTTCGCACCGAGAGAACATGCTACTTGGAGAGACTATCGCAGCAATAAACGCAAGCAGAACGCACTGCCCACAGGGTCATCGATATGATCCAAAGAATACACGGATTACGCCACGAGGGGATAGAATCTGCAAGAAGTGTCATCGCTAATAGTTACCACCGTATACCGTTGACACTCCAGCTAACGTATTATAACTTCCAACCTGACTTGCATTCCACTGCAAATTACGTATACTAAACCATGAGTTTACAAACTCTTTATCATTTTTACGGTACAGGATCAGCCTCTTGTTGTACTCGTCCAATGTCTTGCCAATCAGGAACCTGAAGTCCGGCCCCGACGACCGGGGCGACATATCCTTGTTCGCTTCGGCCCACTCGTAGGCGTAGGAGCGTGCCAGCGCGAGAACGCAGTCCTCGCCGATCTGGACCGGGAGCGTGTCCGTAGGGTTGACCAAGTCGGTCCCCTTGCGGATCCCGTAGAGCGCGTAGGTGAAGGGGTTGACAGGCTGGCCCCATAGCTCGAACAGAGGGAATCCAAGGGTAGCGGAGGCGTTATCGGTCCCCGCGCCGCGGTTGTCGATCATGTACGGGATAACGTCGGTCGGGAACTGGTAGATCGACCGTTGCGGGTCGAGCTGGTCGATCTCGTTCCGCTCCGTCCCGAGACGCAGGTCGAGGAACATCTGCATGTTGCGGACACTTACCCATGTCAGGTGGTCTTGGAACGGAGCAGGGTAGTAGAGCTGGTAGAGCTGGTACGAGGCACCGACCGTAGAGGGCGTGTCGGCATAGATACGGTCCAGGGTCGCCGCGCCGGTAATCTGATCGTACTGGATCAGGTTGTAGATCTGGGCGATGCCGGCGGTATTACCAGGACGGAGCTGGCGCTGCGTGATCAGCGAGACCGGACAATCGAGCTGGGACTGGTTGATGGCTGCGACCGCAGCAGGGTCGAACTGGACGGTGTCGGAGCCGAGCTGGACGGTCACCGTGCCTGTCGTGACGACGGCAGGGCTGACCCAACTAGCCTCGTAGAGGTTGAAGCTCCAGAGGTCGGAGTTGTAGATGACGTTGCGGGCGCGGTTAATGAGGGTCTTGGTGAACGAGAAGGGTAGCTTAGGGACTGCGCCCCTTAGTTCCGCCTGCATGTCCTGTAGCGCCACGGTAGCCTCCCGGCGCCCAGATTAGACCATATACGTTTCGTAACGGAAGCTGAATGTGGACAGATTGGTCCCGGCAGCGATCTCGGAGTTGGCGGTCTGGCTGACCCCGCCTAGAGTCGCGGTGACGAGTGAGATGTAGCGGATGGTCACCTGCGGGACCGCGTTACCGAATCCCGCCCGGTCCATCACCACAAGAGCGTTGATCTGACCAGTGTCGTCGATGGTGTCGTCCATGTTGTCGAAGCCGCCGAAATTAAGTCCCCCACCGGTTGCCTTGATGACATCGCCGCCGACCTTGGTCGCGGAGACGTACTGGACGTAGGAGGTCGGCCCGGTGCGGTCGAAGACGATCTGGTTCTTGACCCCAACCTGATTCGGGTAGCCGGGGAGAACGGTGATGCCAAGTGGGAATGCCATTCAATCCCTCCCTTAGATACGGCCGCAGAAGTTGCCGCGGGTGATGATGACGGACGAGATGGTCGAGATGACCGGGGTGCCGATCGCAACGCCGAGGACGTTGGCGAGGGTCGCGGTTGTTAGAGCTTGACCAGCATCAAAGGTCGAGGCGGTCGTGGCGGAGATCTTGGTGCTGACGGTCGCGGCGAGAGCGGTCGCGCTCAGCGAGGTATCGTAGAGACAGGAGGCGACGCCGGCGACTTGGATCCAGCCGAAGTTGCCCTTGACGAGGGCGACGCCCGTGCCGGACGAGGTAGTCGGATTGATGAACACACCAGCGATGTAAGCCGGGAGGAGCGTATTCGGCTGGACGTCAGAGGTGACTGTGTAGCCTTGGGTAGCGCCTCCAGGTAGCTCGGACTGACGCCAGAACGCGGCCGTACCGCGCGCGGGTGAGGCGGTTGCGGTAGCGAGAGTCCCGACGTACATGTAGCATCCGCCGAATAGAGTCCCGACGGTCGTATCCGAGAGCGCGAGCGCGGTCGCGTCGTCGAGGACGATAACATCCCCAGGCTGCGTCGCGCTGACCTGCGGCGACTGGACGCCGGTCGGCACCGATACCAGCGCGCCACCGGATGTCGAGTCATTGACGTCGTTCAGGAACTTCGCTGTGAGTTGGTCAGCTTGCTTCGTTAGCATTCCACCACGGCTCATAATGTGTCTCCTTTATCCCAATCTCACTTAGAATCCTGCGCCGACCAGCTGCCAGTTGTCACGCGGCTGCACTGTATACAGGTTGAGTCCTGCTTTCAGAAATAGAACGACAAGGTCCGGGTTGTTCTGGGACCGGATGGGCGGCGTGAAGTTAAAGTTGTACTCGGGGTCGGACGACGGGCGCAGCTTCCAGCCCTTTACTCGGAGCCAGAAGAAAGGCTCGCCGGGGGTGCAGAGGGTCGCGGACGGGTAGTTCGAGATCGCGTTCTGGGTCGCGCTCAAGGTCGGTGTCGTGAACGCGGAAGGCTTGATCGACGTGGTCTGCGACAGGTTGCTCGGCAAGATCGTCCCGTACTTGGTCGACGGAGCGAGCTTGTCGACGAAGATGGTCCCGTCTAGGACCTTGAATCCGGTCGCGCCGATGGACATGTCGGTGATCTGCTCGAAGCGTTGCTTCGGCTCCTGGCGCTCGGCGAGGTAGCTGAAGAGAGCCTTGTTGCAGAGACCGATATCCGGAGGCTGGACGCAGTTCTGATACGCCTCGAAGAGGGTCTTGTAGGAGATCTGGCCAGTGTTGCCTGCGCCGTCGCCGACCCATGTCGGGACCGAGTTGAGGACGTTGCCGACCGCACCGTTGCGGGTCTGGCCGCCGTAGGTGGTGAAGACGTTGCCGTCCCAACTTGGATTCACGCCGTCATTGAGCGCTTCCGACAAGCCGTTGATGAAGATCTGGCGGTTGCTGCCTGAGATGTTCTGCCCGTGACGGTAGAAGTCGACCGCGATGTCCGTGTTGAGCGCTTGGACGGCGTTCTGCATATAGGCATCGATCAGCTTGACCTTGACGGCGGGACCGGACCCTTGGATAACGTTGGTCTGCCAGAGATTGAGCGGGACCTGCTCCACATACTCCTTCGGGACGAAGGCGGTCGCCGCGATGATCTGCTTCTGGATGACGGTGACATCGGAGCCGGGAGCGATCGCGCCGCCGTTCACTCGATCGTACATGAACGGATCCTGCATGAAGGTGCCGCCCGCGAAGTCCTCGAGAGCGCCCATGGCGCGCATCTTGCGCATCCACGGCGTTTCCACGAAAAAGTTGTCCACCAAAACGTCGTCGCGAAGGTCCGCGAGGGTCGTTGCTGAGATCTGATCAAATGTTGGGTCGGCCATCGTTGCTCTCCTGTAAACTTATCGACGACTAATTCTTGAACTCTCCACCTGCTTGACGCTCCACCAATCTCTGGGCCGCGCGCGATACGCGATCATTCGCCAGCTGCGACTCGGACTTGTTCCAAGGCTGGTTATCCGCACGTAGAGGGTCCTCTTTGCGGATCGTGAACGGCGAGCGCGAGGGGACGAGAGCGCGGGTCTCGGGATTGCCGAACTTTGAGACGAGTTCGGTCTCTTTCTCCTTGGCACCTTCGGCCTTCCATTTGGCGATCTCGGCGTCGCGCTGCTTCTGCGCTGCCTGTTCACGCGCGGACGGGACCTTGTACTTCTCTTCCCAGAACTGGGTGACGGTCTTGTTCTGCGACATCGCCTCGCGGCGCAGGTCGCTCACGCGCAGCGGGATGTCAGGGAACAGTAATTTGTGCTCAATGACCATATCTTCAAGAGCGGCGAGGTTGGCACCGACCTGGTCGACCGCGGAGGTGAACTTGTCCATCGTCAGGTAACGGGCGTCCGGCTCACCGGGGGTGACGGGAGGCTTCGGCGGGTCGACGGTATAGCCAAGATCCTTCGCAACGTCGACCAATCCAAGTCGATTCGCTTCCAGTAAGGCGGCCTTCGCGCGGGCAGCTTCGGACTCCGCCGCGATGACCTTGTTCTGCACCTGCTTCAACTTGTTGTCATTCTCGGTGTACCAGGACTGGACGCGGGTCTCGTAGTTTTTCATCGTCTGGTCCAGCTTCGTAAACTCAGCCTGGGCGGCCTCTAGATCAGCCTGTTGCTTGTCAAATGCGCGCGCGGCGACGGGATTGTCGAGGACCTTCAACTCCTCGTCGGTCGCTCCATTCGCTTTCAGATACTCAGTCCACTTGCTCATTTCATGCCTCCTTAAGCGTTACTCGGGGGAGCTGCTGGCTCACCGGTCTGTGATGATTCCTGAATCCCTCCGGCTACCTCGCGCATGATGTTGTTGATCTGGGCGACCTTGGGCGCGACGGCCGGGAACATCTTCGCGAGTGCGATCAGGTCGCGGACAATGCGGATCGTGAGGTCCGTTCCTTGCTGCATCTGCGGAGAGGGAACTGGCGGCGCGGGAGAGGCTGCAGGCGGGGAGGTCGGATTGACTTGAGCGGGTGAGGGCGGTCCACCAGCAGCGCCACCTCCAGGAGAGGGCGGAGGGGTCATTCCGGGTTGGGGACCGGCTGCCATCGCTACGCTTTCTTGTGCGCCTGTTTCTTACCCTTGCCGAGTTTGGGAAGGGTCATCGACTCGGCTTTCATGTCTGACTTCATCTTGAGTTTGGAGCCGGAGCCGCCGATCTTCGACAAGTTACCGCTAAAGCCACCTGACTTGGAATGTCCGCGCATTCTAATGTCTCCCTGTCACCTTGTGACCGACTACTTACTTCTTGTGACCGTCGTGCTTCTTGCCCTCGTGCTTCTTCTCGTGCTCCATCTTCTCCATCTTCTCCATCTTCTCGTGCTTACCGTGCTTGCCCTTTTTGCCATGGTGCTTCATTGATGGCTCCTTCGTACCGTCCGTCGTTGGGCCTAAAAATGAAAAGGCCCACCATCTATGCAACGGGGATCTCGGAGGCATCCAAGGTCGGAGGTTGCGTAAACGGTGGGCCGTGTCATACCTGACAGTCCGGGAGGAAAGTCAGGGGACATCGAATACCACTGTGCGGGAGTCTACAGTACTAGTAGGTCAGCTTGTCAAGGAAAATCGTTAGGGTCGTGATGGAGCGTACCGAATATCCTGCTCCTCGCGGAACCGGACACGGCATATCCCACCCTGCGAGAGGGCCACTTCGAGCGTCCCGGTGGCCTTCTCGGTGCGGAGTCCGGTCAGGATCAGGACGAAGTCGAGAGAGCCTTGGTAGACGCGCTCTCGGACGAGGTGGTAAGTGTCGCGGAGAGGAGTCGCGGTCATGGACTCGGTCGTCGTGGTCGTTGAGCGGACTAAGGCTGCCATTCGTACTTCACCTTATAGTAACGAGAAGGAGTGACAGAACCTGCGGAGTCGTCGCCGGGGCCGCCTTGAGCGATTGCAGGGAGATAGGTGACACGCAGCGGTCCTTCGTACTTTAGCGACGAGTTGAAGTCGATCGGCTCGGCCAGCTTGCCGCCCTTCTTCTTATACTCCAGTGCTTCTTCGGGCGTCATCTGGACTCCGTAATAGTTGATCTAGCACCGTTATCCTTCGATACTAACTTGGGCGCGGCTTGACCGGACGGCGGGCGGCCTTCCGGATTGGGCTTAGCGGGAGGGGCAGCAGCGCCGGGAGGCGTACCTGGTGGGGTGAGACCTTCCGCGCCCGCGATCAGTTGCATCCGCGCTGCGAACTCTAGATCCATCTCCTGCTCCGCTTGGAAGCGCTCGATGATCGTGTTCCCGTCCAGATGACCGTAGTTCGGCAATTCCCAGCTCTCGGCGATCGTCTGGGAGTCGATCTTGACACCTGCCTTGCGGAGCTGGACCAGCCCGAGTTTCATCGCCATCTGCGTCATCTCATGAAGCGAGTTGGGCAGGATGAAGAAGCGCAGGTTGTCGGCGAAGGTCCGGGCGCGGGTGATCTTGTCGGCTGCGCTAGAAGTAGCGGTCGACTCACCCGGCATGTGCGACGGGACTAGCGAGGCCGGATCGAAGTCGAACACTTCAGGACGGACGCCATCCATACCTACTAGTTGCATGACCCGCGGCGTCGTGTAGTACTGCAGGACGAGATACTTGACCATCACTCCCAGATCGCGCATCGGCGGCTCCATCGAGCGGGACATGTCCTCGACGATGGGACCTTGGGTCTCCATGATCTTCTCGAGTTCGTCCATCGAGCCGACAGTGCGCGCCTTCGCGAGAGCTTGGACGTCGTTGATCGCCATCTGCGAGTCCATCGACGCGCCCAGCGACTCGTACATGGTCATGGATTCAGGATAGACCTTCAGTACGTCCATCGGGACCGCGAGGTCGACACCGAGTCCATCTACCGCGTTCCCGTCCAGTCCGATGCGCGCGCGAGGTTGCATCGGGTCGAAGCGCCTCATTTCCTTCATAGAGGTCGCGTTCGTGTCAAACTTGAGTGGCGGGTCGAGCTGCGACCGGATCTTGTCCATATTGCCGCGCATGATTTCCTTCATAGACTCGTTGAGGTCGTAGCCGTCGTGGACGAGAGAGAAGCCGAGCGGCTCCCACGGCCACGAGTCAGGCGCGAAGGAGACACCAGGGAACATCCCATGCCAGTCGAAGCCGGGACCGTCGTACATGATGCACTTGTCGGAGCTAATCAGGAGTCGACGGTATGGGTAGAGACGGGCGTCGTTCTCATCTGCCTTACGTGTGAGTGGTCGACCACCTGCATCCTGACCGACCTGAATCTCCTGACCGACATGCGGGACCGTATAGGACCAGGTCGAGCCAGGTTCACCCATTGGGATCGGTCGGTCGGTCGTGTTGATGGAGAGGTCGAGGACCCAGGTCTTGCGGATCGGGACGAGTAGATCAGGGAGGCCAGCAGTCTCAGCGCGCGGCGTCTTGCCGAAGATGCGCTGCAGGACGTTTCCAAGCGCTGCTTTGTGGACGGCGTCGTTCTGGTACCAATACTTCGAGGTCGAAGGGACTAGTCGGTCTTGAAAAGTAGGAAACATGCCGTGCGCCATAGCAACAGGCATCTCATCCAGAATGGTAACTCCGTAGGCTTCCTGCCAGTTGTTGGACGAAGGGAGTTGGGTAGGCAGGACAGAAGGCGCACCGTAAGTGAGTAGTTTAATGTCACCACGGCCGGTTCCGTACATGTCTCGGCGGTAGACTGGATGGATCCACCCACGACCTGTGGCTGCTGCATATTGCAATGCCTCCTTGACCGCTCTGTCCGCGAATGATTCCAGATACCACGCCCGCGTGACCTTGTTCATCATCAGCGCTTGCGACGCATACGCGCTATTGTCGGAGTGATAGCCCCAGAACGGACGGAGCTTCGACATGACGCTGACCACTTCGCGGATGTTGCGCTTGAGTCGATTGGGATTTACGCGGCTCCGGTACGACGCTGCGTAGGTCGGCTGTGTGTCCATCCCCGATATCGTGTCCAGCGCCTTGCGGAAGTCCTTG